TGGGGCTTTGCGTCCAAGTATACTTATTGTGTCCAGAGAAGTAATGCTGTAGAAAGCTTAAGAATACATACTTTGCCCGTATAGAAATACTAGTCATAATTATCCACCGAACAATGTTTCTTTAAGGGTTTTCTTATTAACTTTCACATTCTTGTCCATGGCTTCTTTTTCAGCCAGTCTTCTAATATCTTCCTGTATCTGTCTGAGTACAGAATCTTCTTCTACGACATCTTTATTTCTAATTAATCTTTTAGGCTTAGGTATAGGCTTCGACATTGTATTCGTATATTTCGTCACTTATGTGGATTAAACTTAACTGTATTTGCTGCTCAATAGGAGCTCCTAATAGTTCTAGGGTTCTTACCCTTTGAGCATAGTACCTTTTATCTGTTTTAGGGTCTATAATAACGTCGCCTATTTCAATTGGTGGTTTATTAAGCATAGTTAATATAGAATCGCTAGGATAAAACTCTCCTCACTCTGTAATTTGTTTTATAGAGGGTGTAGGGTTTAGCATAGCTGTGACTACCTGTGGTGTAAAAAAGCCCTCTCTTCAGCCAGTTCCTCAGCAGTCACAATCTGCGCATACTTCTGTGTTTGTTCTAAACAAAATAGGATCTCAAGCTACATCGCATCGCTCTCCCCAAGATCTACGCTTTAATAGAATAAAGTCTCGACCTGACCGTGCATCCAATGCGCACTTTTTATAATTATATATTCTTGACCATCTATAGTTAGGGACTTCATCATTTAGATAGGCATAGCCCCCGCTGGGAACATAGGCTATTTCACTTGTAGAAGTGTTAGTTACCTTTAAACGATAATACCATTTACGGGTGCCGTGGGCTAATCCGGATACTGTAACATCGTCATAGGTATATGTATCTGCAGCTATTCCACTTGCCACAGTATCATAGTCTGATAAGGTTTCAGAAGGGGCCTGAGACTGTAAAATATCTACTTGATAGTCTGTCAGGTCTTCTTGTGTTGCCTCGAAAGCTCATTTAATTTCGAGCTCGTTAGGTGTATATCTTTTTACGGTGAGTTCTTTTAAATCTAGCATTTACCACCAGTTGTCCCAATATTCGCTCTCTACTCCTCCGTAGCCTCCGTCAATATTTTTAGAACGTTTAACCGCTTGTACTTTACGTCTATAGTCGGCTATTAAAGTATTGAACCATACTGTATATCTTCCAAATTTATCTTTGTCTTTTACAGTTATCCCTCCGGCATCATTGTATGTCAGCGTGTTTCGTGCTGAGCCTATGCCTTTAGAAATTAAAACCTGTATAACGGCTCCCATTCTTAAAATACCTCAAGGCACTTCAGCAATGGTGTTATACTGTAAATCTACAGGCTCAAACCCATAGTTTATTTCATCTCATGCATCCTCTAACGCCATATAAAGCTCTCAGTCAGTACTCTCTTCAACACCTTCTAAATCGTTCTGTGCTACAGTATCGTCTAAAAAGTCTCTAAGTCTTCTAACATACGGAGTATACTTGGGCGGGATGTCAGCATCTTCGCTATTTGTAAAATCTACGTTTGGGTCTAGTTCTGCCATGCTTTAATATAAATTGTTTAGAGGTATATGTCAATAAAAAAAGGGAGCCTGAAAAGACTCCCTTTTAATTATTTTATGCGTACTTAATTACTATTAAGCTGATAGGTCTAACCTAGCGCATGATTTCGTGTTGGCAATTATCATTCCAACTGATTCGTAAGCAGAGAACGTAATAACATTACGTTTCTTCTCGATATCGAATTTAGTATCGTTTAGGATACAGAATTCTCCCATGAATTGAGGGGCTGTGAACGCGTAGATCTTATTGTCTAACAAGTCTGTCTTATTAGAAACGATGATTCTACGACCGAATAGTGTAGAGTACTTGTACCCTTCTATCGCGATGCGTCCTTTGTACTCGCCGTCACCAAATGTTCCAGAAGTATTGTTATTCACAATCAGTCTGTTATACATTTTAGTATCCATCAGCAATACTTCACTTTGTAGCTGCTGGCCGTCGATTACGTTAAAGAGCTCTTCAAGAGACTGTTCTGGGACTTCACCATTAGTGTAAGTTCCAGATACTGCGCTGCTCTCAAGAGCAATCGCTGCGTCTACCTGGCGTAGAAACGCGGTATCTTCAATCTTCTGAATGTCCAGTACAGAGTTCTGCTCAATTACTTGAGTTAGAGGCATTCTGTAAGCCAGAAGCTCCTCTTCTGTTTTCTGGAATTCTTCAGAGCTGATCGTACCGAATTTCAGTTCAACTCTCTTACCTTCAATATAGTTAGCTGTAGGTTCGCCACGGAAGTTAACTTCCATTGCTTTGGAGTCTGGCTCCAATTCTACAATCTTAACTACGCCGTCGTGTTTTGTACTAACCTGTAGGTCAGCTTGTGTCACGTACATTGGTGGTAAAATTTGTCTTGCAAAAGAAACTTCTCTCAGTTTCTCACGGATAAAGCTAGCTCCATCCATTGCAATTTTATTCATTCCCTCTTCACTATCTAGCTTACGAAGGAAGATGTCGTTTATGTGTCGTGCTTCATTAGCATCCATTATATATTTCTCCTTCTATCTATTATAGTGTTAAGATTTCAATTACTGTTGCGTCTTTGTAGATCTGGTTATCGCTCTCGTCGCTATAAGCAAACGGCGCTCTAACGCAAACGGCTACTGCGTCGCCATCTCCAAGAGTGGCTACTGCTAGTTGCCCGTCGGCATCTACATCTAGAGGGTCTCCAGCTGCTGGCGTACCAACATACTGATCCGTGTAAGCACGGTATTTTCCCCAAAGTACGGTCAATTTTTGTTTACCTAAAGAGGTAGCGTCCGGTGACCATCCTCCGGATCCATCTCGGTCTGACTCAGTAAAGATAGCCATCGCGTCTCTATCACCTGCTGTTGGCAGCTGTAGAGTTTGTCCACGCTTAACCGCCCAAGTTCCAGTTTCTGCAACTCCTGAGCTGATTAGAGTGTCGTTGGCATCAACGTCAAAACGAATGATGTCGTTAATATCTGACAATATTCGAAGCATAATTATTATTCTCCTTTGTTATTTTATTCTTCTAGTAGATTATTTATGAAACGCTCTTCAGCTGTTCCATAATGTTGTGGTTGCTCACTAACTTTCCCCAGTCCCATAGAGCCGAAGCTCGAGGTGCCAGAGTTGCTGATCAAGTGAGCAGCTTTTTCTAATGTGTTGATTTCTTCTTGAGATTTATCCAAAAATGAATCAAAATGCTCTTCTAAATCCTCGGCCGGAAAAGATCCAAGCTTCCACAATCGGAAGGTTACCTCTTTAGCGGCCTGGACTCTTTCGAGTTCGGCCTCTAACTCTGCGATCTTCTCAAGGGCTTCATTCTTTGCAGAATGCTCCTGTCGAAGGGCAGCGGCAGCGGTTTTTAAAAGTTTAGCAGTCTTGTTCATTATGGTTTATTACTCTCCTTCAGAATCAGTATCAGCTTCAGCAGCGGCTCGGAATCCTTGGTACATTATCTGTCCCATCTCATAAGCTTCTGCTACTTTTTCGCGTTGATAAATCTCGTACGCGTCTTCTTCCATTTTGGCAGTAGCTACTTTTTCTACGTCATCCGCAGAGAAGTTACCTTCGCCATATTCTTCTGTCAATGCATCCTCTGCCCAGGAAGCGTATTTAGAGATTAACTCTACACGTTCGCTTGTCTCGGCCATTTCCTGCTCTTCAGCAACCTTTTCACGGGTTTGCTCTACAGTTTCGGCTTGCATTTGGTTAAATGTTTCAATTAGACTCATTTAATTTTCCTCCTGGGAATAAATTGATTTGTACATTTTCGTAATAAGATCTTCATTAACTAATGAAGCCTTTTTTTCTTGTTTCATATATCCACCAGCTCCGTCAGGGGTGTGCGTCTTATGTTTATCATAAGCGTCATGACCAACTTCTTCTTGCATCTTAGCGTCTCTCGCTACAGTTACAGGAGAATCTTGTGGTCTCGATACCTGAGAAATTGGAGGAACCGGCATATCTTTATTTGTTGGCATTGCAACGCCTAGGGCGGCAAGCTCAGCAAACAGAGAATGTGCTGCTATTCTTCCAAACTCTTGAGCCATTTTTACAAGCTCTTTGTCGGATGGTAGTGGTTGAGTTTCGGCAACTTTTTCTGTAGCAGCGTCAATAGGGTCTTTCGACTCCTTGTCCGCTTCTGCAGTTTTTTCTTCTGTAGTGTCTTCTTTAACTTCGTCAGTAGCTTCTTCAGCGACCTTCTCCTTAGTTTCAGTCTCTTCTACAGCTTCTTCTGCTGTCTTCTCTTCAGTAGATTCTTCAGTTGCTACTTTTTCTTCAGTAGCTTCTTCAGCTGTCTTCTCTTCAGTAGTTTCTTCTGCCTTCTTATCTTCAGCAACTTTCTCCTCAGAAACATCATTCGTCTCCTCAGTCAAAGAACTCAAGAAAGTATCTTCTGCGGTCTTTTCAGCTTCCGCTTCTAGGTCAGCAAGAATGTCTTCTACATTAAAATTTGACATTATTTCCCTCCTAAGAGATTAATTCTTTATAGATTATATTTATTGTTTCCGGGTTCAAGTTGTCGATGCCCGCAGTCTTTGGTACTTCAGCATTGAAATATCCAGAGGACTTTTTCTTTTTTACTTTTTTGGCCTTTAGTGAACTTTTTGCATCGTCTATTGAATGGCCAATACCTTTTGAGACTCCTCGAATAAAACCCGTGGCTCCGACTGCTGTCAAGAGGGGGTTACGTCGAACAAAGTCTTCAGCGTCGCTTAGCGGCTGACCTTTTCGGGCCTTGGCTTCGTTTTTAGCAGCCATATAATAAGAGGTAGGCGCTGCTAATAAAAAGGTTCCCAGCGTTTTTTCAAACGGGGAAGCTTTGGACGCATGCTTAATATTAAAAATTTCTTCGTTAACCGGTTCCAAGGCTTCTTTTTGTTTATTCTCTATTGCTATGCCCATGCCTAATCCTGCTACAGGTGCTATCCATGGATTCTTAGCTATAAACTTAGTGAAATTACTGACATTTGCACTGTTGCCAAATATTTTAGCATAACCTGCATATAGAGCTCCGACAGATGTCATTAAGGGGATGGCGTTTTTTACACCACTTCCTGCTGGTCGAGGCTCATCATCAAATAAAAGGCTATTTATAAAAGACTGTTCAATCTCTTGTCGGTTAGGATATAACTCGACACCCTTACTTTTTATGTTAGCACTCTTCTCTATGATTCTATTAATAATAGCTGGTTTTGTCAAGGAAAACTTGGAAATATCCGGTTTTATTTCGTTTGCAACCTTCTCATTTACATAATCAGGGCCGATATTATTGATCTCCGGTGCATCTTTTGGGCTGGTCTCGAAAACGAAACCTTTTTCTTCCAAAAGTTTTGCCAGTTTTCTGTTTCCAGTTGTGTATAACGCGAGCTTTTGAAAATCCTCTCGTTTTGGGAGGATTCTTAAAGCACAAAATGTTGATAAAGTTTCGTTAAGCGGATACTGAGATAGCTTCTCGATCTGCTCATCTGTAAAATTTTCTTGTGAATCTAATATGATTCGTTTTGGGTCTTCTTCAATGGCGTCTATTTCGCCGGCATTAATTTCTTTCTTAATTGAGGCATGCTTCTTATCTGACATTAAATTTGCGGCCTTCTCCATAGTTGCCTCGTTGTCGACTTGTGCGGTCGCACCCGGTCCGGATGCATCTTCTGCCATTTTACCAAACCCAATAGGTGCCATAATTGCTGCCAGTGGATCTGCTGGAATAGTTACAATCGAAAGGTCAAAGAACCTAGGCTTTGTATTAATAGCATATACACGTCTACCGTCGTCAAGTATTTTGTTCATCTTGTTACGAAGATAGTCACTGTATTCTTTTCTAGTTCGTGCTTTCTTTCCTGTTATAGAGCATACGTCATAAGGTACTTTACATCCCATTGATAGTTTGATGTTCATGCCTTTTTTCATATTAGTCATTAATTTACAAACGTCCGGGTGGGACTCTTGAAGTTTAATGACTGTCTCTACTCTTTTCATGTGAGGGTTATAATAAGAATAAATAACCTTGCCCATAGATTTTTTAGGATCTTTGTTTACATGATGTTTATAAACGTGACCGTGATCTACAAACGTATGGTGGTATTTTTTAAGAGCCTCTTCTGGAAAGAAGTCACCATTTCTATTTGGTCCATAATATTCTCCAGCTGTAAGTGCATTGGCTAATGCATACACGAATCCCGGCTCACGATCTAGTGAGTCAAGAAATTGGGCAACCTCGGAGGCGTATTCTGCTGTTTTGACTAAGCCCTCTGTTTTAGAAGGCTCTGGCAAAATAGAAAAAATCTCTTGGTCATCCTGTGTTTGGATATACTCAGCTGTCTTTTCTATCATTACATGAACAAGCTTCCAGCTCCTAATAGGTCAGCTCCTTCGTCTCTTCCCATGTTGTCTTCGATCTTAGCTAGGGTATCATAAGTATCTATAGTTGGTCCACCTAGATCTGGTCTGACTCGTGCATTAATGTTTTGAGTGATAAATCCGCCTGCTGCTATTGGGTCTCTGGCTAGTCGAGGTGAAGTTCTATATAGGGTTCCTCATAGCTCTGCTACTTCTTCTACATCCTCTTCCATTAGCGCTGGGTTGGCTTTTAACATTTCTTCAAAATATTTAGGCTCAATAGCTTTCATATACTTTCTTTCTACGAGCTCTGATAGCTTATTGGCAAAACGTGCTACTATAACAGCACCACCAATAATTCCCACTATTTTTAAAGCGTCCATCGGAGATTTTCCGACCGCTGCCACCTTCTCGATGGTGTCTACACGCATTTGATGCGCTGCTGCTTTTTCGGCAGCTATTTTGATAAGTTCTTTTTTCTTATTGATATCCATAAGTTCTTTTTAATTTGTTTTGTAGATCAATCTTATTTTTGAATTGTGCTGCCGCTGCAAATTGTTTAGGGTTCTTACCTTTATAAAGGCCAATTCCATACATTCCACCACCTGCGGTAATAACAGGATGTTTTTTACCAAATCTAAGAAGATTTGCCAGCGCACCTGCTGCATAACCTAAAGAGGTTCTCGCTCTACCTAGTTTTTCCAAGGTTCCATCTTCTGGAATAAGTTCAGCAATTTTTTCATAATGGTCTTTATAGAATAAGGCTGTTACGCACTCATTGTGTAAGTCGTGGACTCTTTGGACCAATTTATTTTCGTTGTTAATTTTTTGGCCGGCATACTTCTCAAGGTCATTTCCTTTTATCTTAATGCCATCTTTGTCTAAATCGTGTGAGATTTCTTCTACTATATAATCTCCGAACTCAGACGCTTCTTTGATTGTATATTCTAGTGCTGCGGCGTCGGTGCCGGATAGGTAAGCTTGTTTTACTGTAGAGTAGATCGGCTGAAGCCTGCTTTCAATCCTAATGCCATTCTCTAGTACATTAGATTGTGCTATTTTTAGATGGGATAACAGGTCAGCTGTTTTGTTATAATTTTTCCAGGCTGGAATATCTTCTTCCTTTTCTGCAGTTTTCTCTTGCTTGGCTTCTTCATGTTTTTTGGAAGCTCTCTTCTCCTGCAGAAGTTGGTGAGCTCAGTCTTTTTTAGGAGCCTCTAAATAGTCTTTTCCTTTAGAAGCTGTTTTAGAGCTGGAGGGCTCTTCATCAATTACTTCATTAGGGTCGGCAACGTCAAACTCTATATAAGAGTCTTGGTCTGCTGTCTTCATAAGTTCTAGGTATGTTTTCACATTAGCAGCTTCCGCTACCCTGTGTACTTGATTTTGATTTAACCCATGGAGTGTAGACACTTTTTCCAGTCCATCTGTAAGAGGGATCTGTCGGTCTAAGTATTCCTTAGATATTTGGGTTCCTAATTTTTCTAATTGTTCCGGCTTAACCATGCTTTAATATATTTTTATTGGCTGTAACAGTCAAATTTTATTGTAAATTTTCTCTCAGGCTGTCTGTCAACATCATTAGTGCCATGGAACCAAACAAGGTTGCATGCACAAAGTCGTCTGGGCCTACGTTAGTGTACTTTTCTTTATTCTTATCTTCGTCGTATTCTATAATTACGTTCCTAATGTCCGTAGTCATAGGCTCTATGTCCTGGTAATTAGGTAGGCGTAACTTCCCCTTTTTGAGCATTGTGAAGAATTTATTCATCACCCAGTTCTTATTCATTGTATATGCTCGCATTTTAGGATTATACCTTACAGGCTCTTTTTGGGTAGGAAGATGTTGATAAGGCCATACCTTTTCTAAGCCTAACCTGTTTCTAAATTCACTGTTAGGCGCTTCTCCCATACCGTAGTCACTAGCTAGTAGTGAGCAGTTCCACTTTTTAAATATCTTTGGGATTTCTTCATGTATATACGAATAGTCTGCTTCTTTACCTAAAAATTTCTTAGCGTATACAACCTGTAATTTACCTTCCCTTTCTTGAACAATAGATATACAAGTATGAGATTTTTCCGAATTTACCGGGCCATAGTCAATACCCATAATAGTAGGCCTGCCAACAGAATGTTTATCAGGGTTGGGGCTCATTCTAAAGTCTGGATTACAAGCCGCTATCACTTCTTCTTTTGTAATTGGGATAGCTCCTGAATCATACTCTAGCCCTAGAGTCTCATTGTTAAACAGAGCGGTGCTCTGGTTTTCCATCTTGTAAATGACGTCGTCTTGCCAATTAACCCATGGTGAGTGCGCAAAGTGTAAAAGACAAACTCGGTAGCCTTCCATTTTAGGCCTGTCTTTCATATGCTCATAAGTAGACACCCACTGGCCTTTGGCCTTTCTAAGGTCTAGTTTGTTTCCGCACTTAGAGCAGATTAAATGATTAGCCCCTATATTATCCGGGCCTAGTATATTCCAGTGGTTACAGGCTTCACACTTTATCGCATACTCATTTTGTGAAGACTTAAACCAAAGATCTGCTAATGTGCCCTTTGTTCTTTTAGGTGTGCCTGCATATATACTGCGCTTTGTTACTGAGCGTGACATTGTTTCCTCAATAACTCCTATAACGTCTTTTCTTAAATCCTGAGTTTCGTCAAATAAACAGACGTCTGAAGAAATACCTCGAATACGGTCAGCGTTAAGAAGTGCATAACGCATGTTAATAACGCTACCGTTCTTGAATTCTTTTTTAAATACGTTCTGCACCATATGTGCATCAACGAAGTAGTCTCTTATAAGAGGTGAGTTTTTAATAACCGGTTCCAGTTTGTCACGAACAAACTCCTGAGTTTGAGCTACTGCAGGGGATACGTAAAGCTGTTTAAAGTTAGGCTTCATTAAAGCCCGGGCTAGGAGAATATTAGCTAAAGACGTACTTTTAGCGGTCTGTCTAGAAAATTTCATTACAACCTTCTTGGCTTCCGTATTATATATACGTCTCATATGAGGATAGTCGTCCAATGAAAATGGCTGACCTCCTAAATAGAAAAAATTCTCCGCAAAGTCACTGAGCGCTAGCTCAATTTGTTCCTTATCTTTGCCCATCTCCTTTTTGCCTGTTTATGTGCTTCTCGTTTCTTGTCTGAGGGTTTGGTATAAAACTGATTTGATTTATATTGCTCCAGGACCCCTGATCGTTGTACCTTACTCTTGAATATCTGTAGGGCTTTCTCTAGGTTCCCGTCCCTGACGTTTACTTTTACTGGCATCTTCTTCTAAATTTCGTTTTGATTTATACTCTAAAAGGTCCTTAAAGAACTCTCCGTTCTCGTCATATTGCAGAACTTTATAAATAATATTTTGTTTACTGTTCCTGCCCGGACCCCAGTCAGAAGAATACGCAATTTTTCTGTCTTTATCAACTGATTCTACAAAATCTAAAGCATCTTGGAAAAGTGTCCTAACTTTTTCTTTTTGTCTTTCTACTTTATAATATTCAAATAAAGATTCTCTAGGATTGTTTTTAACCATACTAGAAAGCTTACGCTTCTCTGTTAAATAATCTTTTACAAGTTTATTGAAATGTCTTACTTTAGCGTCAGCCACTAAGAACTCTGACCAGAACTTGGCGTATGTTGGTGCCATGTCTTTTCTCTCTGGTGGTTCGTTTAGCCATTCATCTTCCATGACATCATAAACGCCGAAGTCAATAGAAGCTAAATTTTCTGCTGTGTCTTTTCTCCACTCAGCTAAGAAATAACTTATCACACGATTAGTGCCTTTTGCTATTCGTCCGTTATATTTTTTAGCTCCGTGAGTCTTTGATTTCCCGGGCTTAAGGCCTTCGATGGCAACCATGATATCAATATCACTTGTATCACTGTATTTATAGCCCGTTAATGAGCCCAACATATAAACTCCCCTTAAAGGCCCGTCTCCAGCATCTTCAGCAATTTCTTTTGCGGTAGTTAAAGCTTGTCTACGGATCTCCGGATACATCTTCTTGTCTTGATTCCAAATGTCTGGAGATAATGAATCCCTGAGTCTTTCTATTACACTAGCTGGTTTATACATCGTCTTCGTTTTCTACCTCTTTAATATGTTCAATAGGTTTCTCGTCTGTAGAGAAAGTCTTAATTTTAAATTCAAAGTCTTCAAGAATGTTGTCGGCGTTTGCTCTTTTGTCCTTCTCTATAGTATCGATACGGTCGGTAACCTTAATGGTTAAGTTAGCCCAGCGTTGTGCAACATCTGGACGTATCTTACTTTGCTCTTTAAAGTTATAGTAAGAGTCTTGAGCAATATCCCGTAGCATGTCTGCAAAATCTTTTTCAGGAGTTACTCCTAATTTCCATAATAGATGCTGCTTATCTCCTTTTAATGCAATCTTATAATATTTGCGAAGCTGTGGCTCGTTAATACCCTTTACATAGTTTTGACGATCTTTTAAGGTCCACTCAGAAACGTTAAAGAAATATTTAAGAAACATCTTAACGTCATCAGAGGAATACTCCATATTATACTTACCGTTGACGATAAGTTCTATATCTTCGTCTGTAATAAGGGCCAGGGCCATAGATGTGATAAGACGGTACATCAGCGGGTCATTTAAAATCTTGATGGCACCGTCAAGGCTCGGGGTGTCTTCCGGGAAATCGAAGTTAGTAAAATGGACGAAACCTTCTACAACGTCGTGATCTCTTATTCAATCTGGGTCCGCGGGTTCTGGGTTCTTCCTGTCAAAATACTCTGGAGCCTGGCTACGTAATGTATCATATACAATTGTTATAGCCTTTTGTGGAATAGGCTGATCGTAGTCTTCTAGTTTTTCTATCAATCCATCAACTGAAAACTTAGATATTACTAAGGTTTCAATAAACTTTAAATGTGGTATTTCCATTATTCTTCGTCTTCTGTGCCGAATTTAATATAGTATTCTAGCGCTTTCTTTGATGGCATCGCTTTCATAGAAGCGATATAAATTAAATCATTGGTTACTGGCTGTTGCCAATGAAGCTGGAGATCTTCTCCTGAGTCACCGATCATCTGCTCTGTCTCACATTCATACTCGAATCCGAGGATAGTCTGTAGTTTTTGAGCTAAGTCGTTATAGCGCTCTGTTCCGGGATGTTCGATAACTATCGTTCTCAATTTATTAGTCCTTCATTACTAATGCAGTTCCGCCAACGCCCGTACCGGCAAGAATTTTGCCTCGGTTCTCGTATACTTTTTTACCTTTGTTATATAAAGCTTTTTGCTGTTGTGACGTATGCCCAGCTGTGACTCCGGCAGGTGTTCTTCTAGCAGATGAAACGCCTTTACCGGTAGCTCCTGCATAAAGCGCTTTGCCTTTAGAGCCTAATTCGTCGCTCAAGCCTTTAGTCTTGGTTACAAGCCTTGACAGAGTTTTTAGGCCTCCACTCCAAAGAGCTTTCTTTTCAATACTATCTGAGAACCCTTTCATTGCAATAATTTTTTCTTCGTGTGATAAATCCATTTTTCTATCTTTTATATTTTAGTAGTTAAACGTTTGAGGGACTAATCATAGAATTGCTTAGTCGCCGTGTACTGTTTCGTGTTCCTTTTTCTAAAGTCGTTTTTGTAATCTTAGGTGCTGCCATAGTTGCGCCTATAGAGGTTGTTGCTCCACCCATAAAACTTTTGTTTTTTATAGCACCTTTAAAGCCTCCCAGGCTTTTAGTCCCTGTAAAAGTGGCTCCTCTAGCAAAGTTACCTAAATTTATATTTTTTAAAGACTTGAATGCCTTTATACCTAAATTCAAAATGCCCCCTATAGCTGCTGTCTTTTTAATCTGAGTCGGGCCATAGTATTCTTTTCCCCGGCCAATATTAATTGGGCGGTGAGTTCAGCTTTTAGTTAGATACTCGATCGCATCGGAAGTAGGCATCCGCCTACTTCTACCAAACTCTGCGGGATCCGCAGAGTGGTATAACTTTGGCAAAATTTTAGAAGCATTTGGGTCTGTTTTAATAGGAATGAGAGCTGCTGTTTTCTTTTGCTCTTTTTCTATTTTATTGGCTGCTGCCATAAAAACAGGATAACCGATGGCTCCTGCAGCTGTACTTTTTATAAGCCGAGGGCCTGTTCCTCTGTATAATGTTTTCATTGTTTTAGCATCTGGGCGCAGGTCTCTTAATTTTATTTTCTTTCCAAAGTCTGTATTAGCCTGGGCGTCTACAGCAATGGTATCAAGGGGTTGAGTTGTTAGTGTAACTGCTGCGCCTGATAGACTCCCTGCCATGAAGTCTTTCTTAAAATCTTTCCAAAACTTTTGTTTAGCCTTCTCTTCTGGTGTGAGCTCAGGCTTGGTAATTACTACCGGTATTGGTTTTTGTTTGTCTTTTTCCATTAGTTCTTAAAAAATCTTATATTTATCTCTTCGTCGTCTGACTTAAGCATTTCCCAAGTCTGCTTTGTGCTATAGTCCAGTGCGGTATAGAACAATGTCTTAAACTCAATATACTCCATATCGGCTGTTAAAATATCTCCGTCTAGTGTGAATACATCTGTCCACTTATCTCCAAATTCCGAAGGTTCAAATCGTATGATCTCCTGCGTACTTAATGATATAGGTCTTCGCACTGAAGGGTTAATATCACTTAAGTTCATTAAGAAGTCTTCTAAATCTTCGTACTCGTCCGGGTCTGCACTAATTGATATAAAGTCTATAAACATCGCCTTCGTTTTTCATGGAGTCTTTAGCTAGCTGTGAAATAATTTTGTCTTTAATTGCATGCTCTTTTAAAGCCGGTGCAAGTCCTAGTGTTGGAATTCCAGTTAAATACGGATGTTTTAAAATAAAAGAATCAGACTGATGCTGTCCGATACTACGTCTTACAAACTTCTCTTTATCTTCGCCGAGGTTATAGTTGCCACCCAGTCGTTTCTCTATGTCTGATACGTCTAAGGCTCCTTTCTTAACAAGATTTTTTACCTTTCCGGAATCCTTTAGATATTGACCTCCTACAGCAGTTAGTCCTGCACCTAAGCCTACTGTACCTCCAAAAGCAGCTCCCTCTGCAATTTCTTTTGCTGTGGGGCCGTTATCGGGTAGCTTTGGGTTTAAGGCTGTAGCAATTCCTCCTGCTGCGGTACCGCTTAGGGTAGTTGTAGCAATTATTTTTGCTGGGCTAAAGCTGGCTTCTTTAATTTTCTTTGCTGCAAATGGGGTAGCTGCTGCTCCGCCTAGGCCTATTCTAGCTGACCATGTTTTAAAGCCTTCTTTCCAAACCTTTCCTCTGGCCTCTTCCCAAGCTTTTTCGGCATCTTTATTTGTCTTTCTGGCTTTTTGCTTAGCTCCGCCGGAAGCCTCTTCTAGTTTTTTAGAGGTTTCCGTTAAACGCTTTCCCAGCGAATCCATCTGACCTTTTGCTGCTTTATAGTTTGTTCCCTTTATAGCAGACCATAGGCTTGATGTTTTAATAACTCCTTCGCCCTCTAATATTCTAAGCTTTGCTCCTAATGGAAATCGCGGATCTTGTAACATTCCTCTGACCACATTAGACTCACCGGCTCGATAAATTTGTTTTGCTTTTTGTTTAACAATCTTTTGGTCTTTCTTTTTTGAGTCATAAATCTCTTTAGCTCCAACACCTGCTCCAACGGCTACCGGTGTTGCCACGGCGGCTTGTGCCATTCGTGTACTCTTCTCAATATTCTTAGCAGTGCCTTCCATTTCAGCAAGATCTTTTTTGTTTTTTCTAAGATCTTTTAATTTTTGAAAGGTGCTACGGTCATCAACAGCTATTTGATTTTTACCTAGCTCTTTGGCTTTTGCCCCTTTAGGGACATCGTCCATTTTTCTAACCGTCTTTTGGCCTATAAACCACGGGTTATCTACTTTTCGCTGTAAAGCTTGGCCCCTTACTCTTGCATTTCGTAAAGTCTCCCCACGAATTAAATCGTAGGCTCCTTTAGCTTTTACTTTTAATCCCATTATTTAAAATACCTCTGGCCTTTATCGTTTATTGGTTTTGCATAGCTTCCAATTAGATTTGTATCTATGCCTTGTTCTTGTAGCGCTCGTCGTCGTCTAGCCGCTCTTCCTACATAGTAAGAACTTGTTGCAGCTGCTCCTCCTGCTATAAGAGGGAGAAACCCTCAAGGCTTGACAGGGTTAGATAAACCTGCTGCTACTCCAGAAGCCGCTAGTGATTCTATGATAGACCTCTTCCTATGCTCTTCTAGTAAATGTGGATTCTCTTTGTAATGCTTGAACAGCGCTCTGTCCATCGCATCCAATTGGCGTCGTTGTGAATACTGCATGCTTAAACATACTTACTATAGATTAAATTGTCAACTTTTTTGGTATAAGAATACTGATCAGCTTTAAAAAACAACTAAAATCACCGATAGGAGGTAGACTGTGTAAACATGACTAACCGATCCATCCAACAAACGGGTTTTTAATGCTTCGACTTGAAGACGTAGAGAAAATATTTATTGAGCTGGAACGCCTACATTTTTTAGGCTCCAGTGAAGATGAAGAGTTTCTTAAGATGGTTTTCGAGAACGCATGTACGCAAAAGAAGGTCAGCCCTTTAGAGATCGAAATGACTTTCGACAGAGTAGGGTTTATGAACATCTATGGAAAAATAGTCAACTTTAAAATATCGTCTAGTTATGATAGCGCTGAAAAAGCTGACGAGGTAATAAAGCGAGTGTACAAACGGCTATACAATTCTAGAGGTAGGCATAATATTATGGCACTGATGCCTGATGAGCCACGGCCTGTAAAATTCGAAGTTCTGGTCGCAGAATGGGATATACATAAACTTAAAAGTCTAGAAAAAAGATAAAAGGGAGGGAGGTCATAATAGCTAAATGATCTCCTCTTTTTTTTAGCTTAAGATTTATCTAACCTTAGACCAAACTTTTGCCGCATCTTGCAGCTTGATACGTTTGTTATTTGTTACAGCATCTGTCATCTGTTTTAGAACAGAATCTTCTTTGAAGTCGGAGCCTTCGACTATAGTCTTAAAGCGTTTAGTGACCTCTTTTTTAACTTCGGGGTCATACAGCCTTCCAGCTTTGCCTTTAGTTTTCTTCATGATAAACTCTCCAATGTCTTCAAAGTCTTTTGCATACTTTTCATCTCCGGAGATTGCAAGTTCACTAAGTTCAAAGAACTTTTTGGATAAATTCGGGTCACCGTGCATAGCGGGGTTAAACCTGACTTCAGTAGCAAGATTTCCTTTCTGTGGTTTCCAGGATTTCTTCTTATGGCTGGTAAATCCTATTTTAGATTTTTCTGTCAAAGCGTCTTCCCCATCGTTAGCCCATATTCTAGCATTAGGTACATCCCCACCAAATGATATAGAGGCGTTATGTGATTTATACCCTTTTGCTCGATCTTCAGCCCCAGGTACTAAATAGTTAAGTGACGCTGTAGCTCCTACCACACGTTTGATAACTTTGTCCATCTCTTCTGGAGGTGCTTGAAAATGTAAGTGTGATGAGGCTCCTAAGCCAACTCCTTTTTTAGTTGTGTCTGCATAGGTTAAATTTGTCAACTTGCTGCCTTTAGGGAGTTTCATCTGTTTTGAATACCCTTCAGTTATAGCGTCTCCTACGCCTTTATAAAGGTCATCTGCATTACCCGGCTTAAGTTGGACTTCAATACCGCCAGCAGTTTGGTCTCTAATAATAGAATATCTTTTACCTTTTGCAGCAACCGTTTTAGTTCCTTCATCTCCATAAACATTTTGGGCATATACTCTATTTTTATTCTGATTTAAAACCTGAATCTCAGAATCGTCGCCAAAAGTAGGGCGGCTATCTTTCCCTCTTAAGTAATTACCTAACGTTTTATTACTTTTCCTGGAAAACTCTACACCGTCAGGATCTTGAGCTAGAATCTTATCTAGATATTTTGGTTCTACTGGAATTCGTCCTGTGTTTGTGCTTCTTGTGCTCTGTACAAGCTTATTTATTTCTTTCTCTTTTTCAGTATAAGGGAGCATGTGGTAAACACCTGCTCCAGTCGCTATACCCCCTGCTGCAGAACCTCCTGCAATTAAAGCGTCTTTTTGATTTTCGGTAAGTTTTTTAGCCTCACCCAACTTTCTAAAAAATCTGTCTGCATTGTCGTATATTTTTTCTGCATAATTTTTATCGACATACGCTATATTTTTTCTAAACTCTCTATTGTTTAATAAATGCTTTAATCCTTTATAACCACCAAAACCAACCCCTGCAGACGTAGTGGCTATTAGGGAATTTCTTAAAAGTTTCTTTTGCCTATCAGATAATACAGGTTCCTCTTTTTTTGCTGCTGAGCGTTTTTCAAGTAGCTTTGTAGTTCCTACTGCTGAAGCTCCTGCTGCTCCTACTCCGTATAAAGCCGGGGCTAGTGTGGTTTTTTGTCCTGTAATTTGATTTAACATATCTTTTTTATCTGCGGGGTTTAAAAAGTTGAATGACCTTCCGGAGTTCGTATTACCTTCGATAACTTTGAATTTACCGTCTTTTGTTTTTGCGATATCAAATCCTATGATATAATTCTTGTCGTCGAGTCCTTTTTCTTTTAAGTCTTTCTGTAGAAGCTTATTAAATTCTTTACTATCGAAGCCTTTTATTTTGTCTATATCTTTGGTAGTAGGGACACCGTGTCGAGAGGTGGCCTTGTTTGAAAGTTCTCCCCCTACTGCATGCATCCTATATTCTTTTTTAATGTCTAGTTTGGGTTGAATTATAAATTCATCTTTCTCTAATCCCTCCCTTAAAAGCTTCATACCAGGAGTACCTTTATACTTAAACTTGGCCAGATCTTCTATTGGTGCATAAAGCCCTTCACTTCTTTCGCCGTCTTTAGGCTTAATAAAACTGTTTGGTGCTTTCTTTTTTAGAGCTGTTTGTATTTGCTCGTCTGTCATTTTTGACGATATACCAAGCTCTTTTAATGTTTTTGATTCTAGCAGATATGGGTTTAGGTTTTTAGCTTTACCAGCTTTAATATCCATATTTACAAACTGATCGTAATCTTTTCCTTGACGTGCTGAAGTGTTTACAAACGTGCTGTCTCCGCGTATGTTTTTCCCTGACGCATCAATAACAACGCCTTTTAACTTTGTGTTTCTTTTTATTTGTGAAGGGTTTACAACGTCTACACCTTTATAACGGATGTTTCTGTAAGCACTTAACCCTTTGTCCCAAGCTAGATCTATAATATTCTTTTTGCCGTCCGTAGTTTTTAACTTATCGGAAACCGCTCGGAGTTTGTTCGGCATAACTTCAAAAGGAAAGTCGTCTACAATCGTCACCTTTCCGGTGCTTTTATAGACGTCTTTAGCTTTTCTAAGAGCTTCTGTCTTTGGTACTGCTTTAGGTTTTCTTGTAGCTAAAAAAGTTCCTGCACTTATTGCTGCGCCGACTCCGGAGCTAATCAACAAGTTCTCTTTTCTTTTCTGCTTATCTGTTTTTTCGCTCATTAATTTTTCTTCTGGTAAACTCTGCTGCTGTTCCTGTTCCGCCTATACCCAAGCCAATTTTAGCTGCTGTGGGGCTATCTAACCTTCCGGTTAATTGTCTGTATTGCATCTTGGGGCTTTTCTCAAATGTTCCGGGCTTAAATTCGGGTCCTCCTTTAGGTACATATGCTCCCCAAGAACCGCTGTTATCATTAATTTCAACTATATGTTTTTTACCAGTTTTGCTATCCACTAATACATCGAGGCCCAGGATCTGATTTTTAGCGTCTCCTTTGGTAGACTTGCTGTAATTTTTCATAGCTTTCTGTACATAGGCTTCTAATTCAGGATTATCTTTTTTGACATTAATCTCCTCGCCTATTGTCTTTTTACCATTTATCTGTTTTACATAGCCCTGTGTTGTAGAAGCTTTGCCGCCTTGTAGGGCAACATGCACTCTATACTCTTTATCACCTTTTATAAGGTCTTGTGCTATATAAGATTTCGGATTGTCCGCTAAGGTTTCTAAGTCTTTTATAGTCTGTTTTTTTAATTTGCCAGGATTATTTTTATATAAATCTGCAAACTCTTTTAGCTTGTCAGGTTTGCCCTGGAAGCCTGCGCCAAACCCTTCGCCGCCTCTCATCTTAATAAATACTTTTTCTCCCTGAACCGCATCTGCGATAGAGTCCAGCTTTTCGGCCTTGCTCATATCTGCATAATTTTTTCCTGTTCTTTTTGTTTTGTTTTTCAAAACATCTGCTACCAGCCTAGACTTTGGAGTATACCCCTCAAATTCTTTCATTTGGGAAAAAGTATATTTGTCTTGAAGCTTGTCTAAGAATTCACTCTTATCTTTGTTATAAATAATATCCGCTTCTACTTTATAGTCTGGTTGTTTCGCTTTTTGTGTAAGTGTGCCTACACCGGTTTCTTTAGTTGGTGACCAGTCTGGATGGTTCATAGCAACATCGTCATAGACGGTCCCTCTCATCTTTGTACCCTTAGGTATTTTATTGGCTTCGACCTGTCGTATACCTGCCTGGCTGTACCAGTTTTTAAGTTTGTCCAGCGGGTTTTCCGATGTTAGTCCTCTAACGTTATAATCGTCCCCGGAAGCAGTTTCTGAAACTATTCGGGTAACTTTGCCTTTGGACATTTTTTGTGCTTTACGTACTTCTGGTATCTTAGACAATAACCATGGAGCTTTGGACACTCCATAAGCTCCTGTTCCAAGAGCTGCGCCTATACCCAAAGATTTTAAAAGTTTTTTATCGTCTTTTTTATCTGCCATCGTCCGTCATGTTATAGCCTATTGCTCCTGCGCCTACAGCTCCAGTAACACCTGCAGCCCCTAGTAACGCTTTTGTTTTAGCATCCATAGAACCTTTTGGTTTGTCGCTTGATTTAGCTTTAGGTGTTTGTGTTTTCTTGGACGTAGTTTGTTTTTTAACTTTTTCTATCGGGGAAGATTTTCTAGTTACTTCCATTTTTGGTGCATTCTGTATATTAGCGGGGCGTCCCGGGGCTCTCTCAATTGTTGTCTTTGCTCCTGTAGACGTTGGTGCTACGCTACCTGTTTCTACTGCAGCGGCGTTTCCTGTCCTAGGTTTAGACTTAGTTTGAGATGCTCTGGAGCCCATATCTCTTAATCTCTTTTTGGGTGATGGTTTTCTTCAAGGTGTACTCCTGCGCCTAACAGCGTCAACTAAGTCATCAACCCCACTTATAGCGGTCCTCGCTTTAGCAAACTTTCCTAAAAAATGCGCATTCTTTTCTTCTGGTAATCCTTTATGCTTTGTTTCTGCATAATCTTTACTTTCAGACTTTGTCATGCTCTTTGCCATAGACTTTATTTTCTTTTGCAAGCTGGGATCCAGTTCGCTAAAATTATCTAGCTCTCCGTTTTGGTATGCATGTACCATGCCCATTAAGCGCTGCTGAGATTTGCTCTTAGCCTCGCTTGTCTTTGTAATAGTGTCTCGTACTTTCATAAACGTTTGTGCAGCTGCTGGATTGTTGGCCATTATTTCTGGCGACATATCTTCCACTTCTTTCAACAGCTTAGCTCGTTTAGGGTCATTCTTTGACATCCCCAAAAGCTTTGTAAGCTTATTATCCATGTTTTTTAAGACTCTCACGCTGCCACTTTTTTGTAGCATTGGCGCTAGTTGAAAAGCTGCTTTGTTTAGGTTTTTCATCTTAGGAAGCTTATTCATCTTTTCTAATTCCTTTCTCTGCTTTTTTGCCATCTCCTGCAATTGAGAATTTGTAGGGTTCGAAAGATCTTTGTCCAGAGTTGTTAAATTCTGTTCAAGCTGAGTGCTTCCTTTTGTTGCTATTTTTTCCGAGTTATACTTATGTGACTCGGTAAATAAATTGTGAATTGCTTTTTTTGCAGTTTTACTTAATTCCATTGTGGATAGTTCTGTATTTAAAATTTTCTCGCTTTTCTTTACAAGTTGAGGACGGTATTTTGTTTTCTTATAGCTATCACTTGATGGCTTGTTGCCTTGCTCGTCAACCCTTAGTCATTTACCGGTTGATATTGTTTTCTCTTCATCGGCTGTAGCGGCTCGGCGTTTTGTTTGTTTGCCGTAACCTTTTTTCTTTTTTCCTTCTGCTCCTTTCGGTACTACCTCTGGAGTTGAACGGTTTGCATAAAAGATGAGGTCATGTTTGCTTTCGGCATTCTTTTTAAATACAACTCGTTGATCAGTATCTATCTCGTCTAATACTTGAGAAGTTGCGGCGTCATATTTTTTAAGGGTTTTGCTTCCTCGTCGTTTAGCTAACCCTCCTCCTAAGATACCGCCGACTGTAGCACCTATTGGTGCTGCAACAAGGCCCTGCGCTACTCTATTACCCTTGCCTGCAAATGCTCCTGTTAAAAGTGCTGTACCCAAACCTGAGCTAAACGCTGAGCGTCCGGCACTTGACCAAGCTTGATCACTGACGCGATCTTTTATAGCTTTTCTGTTAAGGGATTGTCGTTCTTTAAATTTCTTTTTTATATATTCTTTATTTTCCGGACTGGCTACAGAAAAGTCGCTGTGCTCTTTAAGCATGTCGAAGTTGGGTGAGCCTCTTTCGGCTATTAAATATCTATCATCTAGTAAGGCTTTCTTCTCTAGGCTCGCTCTTTTACTCGCCCAAATGGCCCGTTCTTGTTTTAACGCGTCCTCATAGCTGTCATGTGTCCCAAGAACTTTTGTCTTCTTGGAATTATACAGTTTATACTTTCCGTCTTCTTCTACAATCTTGGCTGTCTTTTTCATACCTTAAATCTATTTATAGTCTTCTAGTTTGTCAAGTGCTTTCTTGCGCTCTTCCCGCATCTTAAGCATCTTAACCTTCTTTTGTGGACCTCATACTTTCTTAGCTGCTTTATGGTGGTGGTGCCCATCCAGAATATATTTATCCTTACTTATTATCAATGGCTTCATAGACTGTTTCTTCTTAAGCTTGTCTATAAGCTTACGAAGTTTCTTCTTCTGATAGTCTATCTGGCTTGGCTTTACGTCTCTAAGGGCCATACTCACTGCTACCGGATCGTAGCCCCTCTTGAACTTATCGAGGTCCACCTGCGGCATATTTGAGCGCTTACGTTTAACTTGAGACTCTTTGTATAAGTTAGTATAGTTGTTCTCGTCTGCTCACTGCCTAATAGGTGGTAAAGGTTTTTTGCTCATACTTTTTGAGACCGAGTACCAATCAGCCAACATTTCTTTCTGTACATTTTTTGGAATGTCTGAGATATGTATATCCCTTGGCTCTCGGTACATATGGTGATCCTCAGAAATATAATGCTTTATCTTATGTGGGGTAAAGTCTTTTACTACATCTTCAGGTATTAACTCTTTGTTTCCTTTTTGGTCATAGAAGCCATCTTCTCCAAAGAAGTATTCCCGGTAAGGCGTCCAAGCTTTTGGATTAAATTTAGTCCTGTCGTGTAATAGCAGCTGCATCCTGGGAACACCTAATTCCCGGCCATGTTTATATACATCTGCCTTATGCTTTAAGATATACTTAAGTTGTTCCCAATCCTCTATACGGTTGTCTAAAAATTCTGATGTTTTGACATGTCCTAGTTTACTTTGCTTCCAATCTTTATATTTGTCTGAGTTTAAAGTCTTTCCTATTAAATATGAAGAGCTTCCTGCTGCTGCAGCCATCCCTAATGGAGTTGCCATATATGTCATCGCAGAGGGGAGTCTGGCCTTTGTATATTTTCCTAATGTTTTTAAATAACTACCTTTTGTTCCAAGTTCATCTGTTTTGTTCAACATTCTAACAGCTCGTCTATCCGCATCTAGCTCTTGTGCATTTCCTAACGTCCCAACTGCGCCCCCGGCTAATGCTGAGAGTCCTGCAACTTGAAGCTCTTTTCCTTTTTCTGCTGCAGGGCTTAAGGCACCACTAACCGCCATTACACCTATCATCGTTCTGGGTGTAGAACTTTGGGAAAATCTTAGCTTGTCTAAAAAATTTATCGACTTATTATACGCCTTGTCAGAATTAGAGAATTGTTCTATATGTCCTAACTCATGAGCTATAACATGACGCTTACTAGTTCGAGGATCAAATTGGACTTTTAACGCACCGTCAGTTCCTTTTGTTGCGGAAGATCCAAAATTAAGAGGGTTAGAAGAAAACTTTACCTCTTTATCTTTAACTTTAGAAACTTCTTTTAGTTTTTTAAAAGAAGCATTATCTTCTGGGCCAGTAGCAGTGGCAGATCTTGAAAGGAGTTCATCAGGTGTAAGTTTACCCTTTTTAAAATCCTCTGTTACTTTCTTTGTTCTTTTGTCGTACTGTTTTATATTCTTTTCTATTTGTTTATCGGAAGCACTAAACCCAGATAAATATGTACCCTGTCCAGTTATATAGCCTAAGCCGGCCGCACCTACTGCTTCAGGAAGCTCTTCCGGTTTTACTGGCCTTGAGAGTTTTTTTGTTGAGTCGCTCATTACTTAATTACTTTTAAAATATCTTTGAGTGTTTTTGCTCCATAAGCAGACTTTGTACTGCTGATCGAAGATGTTATGTGATCTACTCCCCGGCCTGCTCTCACTAACGGATTCATATTCTTTTGTGACTTTCTAAGTTCTGACCTGCTCGCAGACATCTCATTTAAGAACGTGTCTTTAACGCCTCTTAATGATTTCTCTTGGGTCCTTGGATACCTTCCCTTTTCTTTATTGATATAATGGGTTAGCTCGTGACGTAGAATTTTGCGTTCTCCGCCTCTAGAAGTTACGGGGTCGATATCTACCCTTCCTTTCGTACCAGCGTCCGGCACAAACTGACCTCGGCGTCCTCCGGGCAATGCACGGTATTGTACGAGGGGTCCGGCCGCGTTCTTTTCAAGTAGATAATCTACCGGTGTGACTTTGTTCATTATCTTGCATTCAACCCTGTGAAATATTTGAAGTCTGATTTTAATGCTTTATCGTATGTGTCTGTATGAGCATCTAACTCTTTCAGTTGTTTCAGTTCTTTTTTTGTCACATAGACGTCAGCTGGTCTTCCGCTCATCATTTGTTTAGATCGTGGCAACGCTCCAACTGCTAAATATTTAGAAGCTGTTCCGAAGTTCTTGTAATTTTCCTTCGGAGGTTCCGGGAAATTTTTATAGTCTGTCGTATTATATTTCTTATGAAGCTTGTCGACTGTTTTATTAAAGCGCTCTTTGTTAAACTCTGGATTTTCTTTATACTCTTTTTTAACTTTCGGTTTAGTAAGCATTCCTAACCCTCCAAGAGCAGTTGCTCCTGCTGCCGTACCTGCAAGAACTTTTCCTCACCCTGGTAATCTTTTGGTATCAGAGATTAATCCTGCTGCACCTCCTAAGGCACCACCTAGGCCTGCACCAACAGTTACATTTTCTTTTCTTTTTGAATAGTCTTTTGTTTTCTCTACTACTGATGGGCTTAAGGTAGGATCTTTATCCTGTAGCTTATTAAGTTCTTTATCTGCTTTGCGGTTGCCTTCTTCTATTTTTCTATAGTTGGCAACATACTTTTTATGAGCATCTAAATCTTTTATGCCTGCTATATCCTCAAAATATCCAGCTCTTTTCTCAATTAAATAGTCAATCATTGCTGCTTTGTTCATAAATTTCTCTGGTCTTATATCCACCAAAACCGGTGCTTGGTGCAGCCCACTGCTATGGACATGTTGTGATTTTATTTTTGCCCATTCTCCGATAAAGTTATCAGGAGATTCATAAGCTTTTTGTCGAAGATCGTCGCTTAAACCAGTACCAATTCTAATAGGCACAGAACTTCCTTCTGGCAGGGCGATAAAGCCTCCAACACCAGATCCTTCATATTTAGATCCCTCAGAAGCTTCAAAGGTTCCGAGAATCTCTGCATCATAATCATCTGTCTGTTTTACTTTCCTTGGAACAGGTTCATCTAGTTTATACACTACCAGACCTTCTTCCGTCTCAGGGTGAAATCCTTTCATAATACGATTAAACATCTGTCGCTTGTCATGTGGATCAAATGCTAGTTCGGGGAGTTTAAGGTCCGGAATTTTATCACGGACTTCTTTTAACATCTCAAGTTTCCGGCTATATGGTAAGTCTTCTACATCTTTACCTTTAAACTTAACAACATCGAAAATTTTAAATTCTAGTGGTCGTTCTTTTTGCTGGATTTCTCGAGCTTTTGGTACCGAGGAATTGAGGATACGGGCTGTGTCGTTTCCTTTACCTCCAGGAACGAAAAGCTCGGAACGGAGTATTGTATTCCCAAGCTCTTTAGGGCTCGTTTGTTTATAGAGTGGTGTTTTAAATGTGTGGTCAATTCGCTCAGATCCTTTCCTTGAGCTCCTATAAGAGAACACGTCCGGACGTTTGTTAGGGCGTAAAACGACCAAATTGTGAGCCCCGTCAAGCTTGGGAGCAAACACCTCTTCTGTTCTGGACGTGTCAAGCTTAAGCCTGTCGGCGTCGATGGTTTTGTAACTTTTCTTATAGCTGGGTACATCTTCATAAACTTTTGTTTCTTCTGATGGTGTATAATTATAAATCATCCAGTTATCTGTTCCACCCTTACGAAGTAAAATAAATCGCTTAGTGTCCCGGCCAGGATACATGTTAAATTCAATCTTTGAGTCGCCGGCCTTCAATATGTCAACGTCCCCGAGAAATTTACTTTCGACTTCTCCTTTGCCATAGCCATCTTCGATGGTTCCGCTTCACCCCATATATTTAGAGGTGTGGTCCGGCTGACGAACTGCTAAATGCTTTTGGCCTGTCCCAGGCATACCTTTGGGTAAAGCTCAAGAATAAGCCTTACTAGAACCAGGGGGAGATAGCCTAAGGTCTGTATGACTGTTGCTTACTAAAATTCCAGATATAAAATAATTATGATTGCCTTCTACTTCTAAGTCAAACTTTTTTAAAGATAGCTTTTGGTTTTTATTTTTACCTTGTTTCGTCCTATACCTCTCTTTCTTCAAAACAGGTCTAGGATAAACAGTATTAAACTCTAAAAAGCTTTCAAAGTGAGGGCGAGTTTTTATTTTATTGTAAGTATTTGGAAGTTTATATGAAAATTCAGGCTGTATAAATTTTGAAACAATATTAAAAAATAATTTATTAGAAGCTATTGCTGAAGAACATAAATAATAATACCCATCTCTTTCTCTTTTAGTAAAAGAAAGGCTGTACCTGGTATTTAAAAAGTGTTGTAATTTCTCAACTTCTTTCTCAGTAAAACCATTTGTATATAAATATAAATTTCCGGAATAGGGATCTACTCCTGCATCACTACGTCTTTTGGTATTACGTTCTAATTTCTTAAAGTTGCTGCTTTGTGGTGACCATTGGCCATCATCCATAAACCATTGGGCTATAGCTGCGGGGGTTAAAAATTTAAATAGCTCATCTTTTATTACCTTAGTTCCATCTTTATAAAAAAGTTCAGATAGTGTGTGAAAATATTCATGCTTAAATCTAAAATAATAGAAGTCTGATCTATTTTTTCTCGCTTTTCTTAATTCTGTGTTTGTTGCAAATTTTTCAGAAAAATATTCGACTAGCTCTTTTTTAGACGCTTGTCCCCAATTAAAGGCCGGTGTTCCAGTGTAATTTTGAGGTATTGAAGAATCTCCCAAAAGGGACCCAATTAAGAAATCTTTTTGGTTCTGTGATAGACCTCTGTCTTCCCGTAAAACCTCATGACTATTGGGATCAATATCTTTTGCAGGAATTTTATAGAGGTTATCTGTTCTTTTATCTTTTATAAAAATTTTATGGTTAGGCGTACTCGTGCACCCGTTTCTTTTATTTAGGTACAATTTGTGCCAAAAGTCGGTACTACCATTTTCCCACACCCTTATAACCTTTTTATCTTCTACTTTTTTCGTTTGAGGATTAAAAGATTTTACTAAATCACCTATTTTTATGTCTCTAATATACTTTAGAGTGTTATCTGCCATTTTAACGCGAGCAGAGGGCATGAAACATCCAGCCCGTTCAGCATCGTGCTCCTGCAGATTTAACTGCCAGGTAGCATTCTCTGCTCTTGGTATAGACGTTTTTTGTTTTTTATCTGGTATTCCTGGTGCGTACATAAGTTAATATAATAATAGATAAGCATTTTGTCTAACTTAATTTTACTAGTAATTCCTAAAATTTGGTATAAGAGTAATGATAAGCACTAATCTAAACTAAATAAAACCATGCAACAAATAACAGTAGAACAAATCCACAAAGATGTAGAAAAGGAATCTATTCGTTTTGGCCAAATGGTCAAACGACTTTCAGGCAGCAATCCTGATAAGGATAAAAAGCTTAGTCAACTAGGGTTTAAAAACTCTAAGACGACAACAAAAGAGGTTTATGAAGAGCCTTTTAACCTTCAGTTAATTCAGACTGAGGTGGAAGAATACCAGGAAATGTTTGGGGGGTTTCAATATATGAGCCATTCAAGTGTTCAACGAATCTGTAAGCGCTATGGGTTTTACTATGGTGATGCCCTTATACTTACAGAAGAGATACCTGATGCGAACTCAGAGGAGATTTTTCACTTTTCTGAAGAGTATGCTCGTATCGTTGGCAGGTGGGCGTTAGAAGACGTAATTTCCCTTAAGCATAACGTTGAACGTCTTAAAGATCGCAGGGCTCAATTAGAAGAAGAGCTCTATACCCGGCTAGAGGTCATCTTTAATAAGGACCGCGCGATTTATCACAGACCAAAACAAGATACCTTTAATACAAATATCGATCGGGCTGAGTTTAACTTTGTAAAAGATAAATGCTTAAACCACGAAGATCTTTATAAAGCTCTTCTGATTAACTGCGATCTTGGAACGGCATGCATTGCAGCGTCCCTGGGAGCTATAGAAGCTTACAGCCTGGACGAAAACGTGTATGAACTTCAACTCTCGAAGTACAAGAAGTATCCTTACATGCATATAGCTTGCTTTGATATGCGGGAAGTTCTTAAACTTCCTACACTACATGTCATTGCTGATCCTGATAGCCTTATTGACTTCGACGATAAAGCTAACTTCTATGGTATTAACGAAGGAAGTCATCGTATTGTAAAGGACACATGGTCTACAAAAGAACAGCAAGCCAGAGAAAGGATGCAATTGGAAGATCCACTTGTTTTAGCAGAAACCCTGTGCGGGTTTATTTTGATAAGCAAATGGGGCCCAGAAGCTCTTATAGACGAAGTGGCCTCTTAAAAAAGGCCATTTTTTGGTATAAGAATAATGATAAGGTTTATTAAAACCTTAAGTCACTAACACAAAAAATAACTAAATCGAACCTATTATGAATACAAAAAACGGACTAGCTGTATCTTCCTATAAAATTTGGACAGATGCAGAAGATAAAAAGCTTTTGAAGGCAATTTCTAATACAGAAACTCTTACAGAAGCCTTTGCTACTGTAGCAAAACATTTACCAGCTCGCACAGAAGCTAGCTGTAGTTCACGTTATTACACACTGCGAACAGGGGGCCAAATCCCGGAAGCAGATGTCCTGCGTAATCGACGCGGTATTATGACTCATAATGAAGTCACAGCCGCAGAAATTATCGATGTAACAAGTGACGAACAGGAATTTCTCCTGCCAGTGTCCTTGCGCTCGATCAAAACGCTCATAGACCAACTGTCTCCTGAGCAGCGATCAGAGCTTATCTCACACTATATAAGCTAGTGAAACGTCATCTATCTTACTTAAAATATGTACTTCTGCACAAATGGTATGTGTGGCAGGCTGGCCTGGTTACAGGAGCTCCCTTGTGGAGGCTCCTGATCCATGACTGGACAAAGTTTCGGCCGTCAGAGTGGAAAGATTACGCTCCCAATTTTTATAGACTGGACGGAAGCTCACAGGAAAGAGATGATCGTCCGGAAGCGGTAAAAGGCCCATTCCGAAAAGCTCTCCAACGACACTATAAGCGAAACAAGCACCACTGGCAATACTGGGTATATTTTCGCCCGGATACTCGTGAGCTCAAGGCTCTGGAAATGCCAGAAAAGTTTGTTCGTGAAATGATTGCAGATTGGATGGGTGCTGGAAAAGCTACAACCGGTGACTGGGATAGTATTGAAGAATGGTATCCTAAAAATAAGGATAAGATGATTCTGCATGATGCCACTCGGCTTAAGGTAGAGGAGATCTTGGTTTACGAACTGGACTATACAGAGATAGTCGCTAACTAAAAAAGGATAAATACTATGTGGACATTATACGCTTATGCATTTGTACTCTTGTTAGGACTTATTACCTATATCTTTGCTAAAAAGAACGGCATGAGAGCTTACTCTACAGAAACTTCAGCAATGATTTCTGCAGGCGTTTGGGGAGCTATTGTATTCTTCGGTTTCTATCTGGAAGGGTTTCTCTTCGGGTTAGTAAACATGGTTGCACTGTATTGTCTTATCTCTATACAAGAACGTATATATGACAGATTCTATGATGCAATAGAAGAAAAAGAAAAACAAAAGGAGACCTCTTAGGAGGTTTCTTTTTTTTACATTAAGAATTAGATGCCTATAGCTCGCCGCGCTTCGCGCGGCTCGCATGCATGTTATTCTATTAATGGTAAAATTGGGTCGATAGAGGAGAAGCATTCGTACTTTCCTGCAAATTCTTTTTTAGGTATATATGAATTCTTTTTACACTTGTTTTGAAGGTCTGTTTCAAATTCACATGTCTCTCTCGCCTGATCAAACCTTAGCGTATCAATAATCTCAACATTATACGGAAAATATGAAGTCCTCTTTTTAACACTAGTATAAGTTTTACCTATTTTGAAAAATTCAAAACCATTGTTTTCTTTCATTTTTACTATATAGATCTTAAAGCCTGTAAAATTTTTAGAATCTTTGCTATGCATTTCCCACTCACTATAGGACCATGAGCGGCTCTTGTATAGGCCTAAGACTTCATACTGACATTGTGTACAACCACCAGATTCGGCACTACGGTGGTCATAGGCTTTTGTAGTGATTTTTCCATGTAATAAACATCTTACTGTTATATCTTTTTTATTTCCGTTGTAAACCATGTCTGAATAGTCAAAACGCTTTCTTTTTTCTGGGGATAATGAATCTAAAAAATCTTGCTTACTATAAATCCTGTCTTCTCTTTTTTTCTCATTGACACACGTCGGACAACTGTCTAAAGAGTTCAAATGTGAAGAGGGGGTTTGCTTAAACTCTTTATTATGTTTCTTGCAAATAAATATTACTTTGGTCGCTGCGTCTTTATAAATAACCTTTGAATAATCGAACCTATCGCCGTAGATGGCCTTTGACTCCTTTATAAATTCTTTTTTAGTTTTTTTATTGTACGGTGTGTAGCATTTGCGACAGCCACCTTTAGAACTATCAAGGTGCGTTTGGGGAGTCGTCCTAAACTCTCCATGATCTTTGCAAATAAAGGTAACTTTTGTTCTCCAGTTAATATATTTTACTTTAGTGTAGTCAAACTTATCACCAAACTTTTCGTGAGCTCTTTGAAGAAATAATGTCTTTAATCTTTCTCTATTTGTGTTATGTATGTTATCAATTGCACAAAGGTTGCAACCGCATTTACTATTAAGGTGGCTGGCGGGTGTTTGCATAAATGGGCCATGATTCCTACAAATAATTTTTACTTTAGTTCGATTGTTGACATATTTTACCTTCGTATAGTCATATTTGTGGCCATGAGCTTTCTTAAAGTCTGCTATGCACTCTTCTTGTGTTTTTCGTCTAGGCATTTTTGTAAAAATAATTTAGTTTGTCCTGGTGATCTTCGAAAATACGATTATATCCACCGTCAGGTTGCAGGAATCCATGGAGCAGCGTGTTGTTTGGTTCCGGGGCTTCAGGCAAACCAGCGAACTCTTTCATTCTATTTGTAAAAAGTTGTAAATCTTCTTGACAATCTTCTAAATTTAAAACTAAAAGTGGCAACTCTGCTCTTTCTGTTCTTTTTTGAGCTCGCTCTATGAGCTTGTTATGTCGTTTTACATGGTTTAATACACTAGGTAGTTTCCCGGGAGCTCTATTATCGTGCTTCAGCGCACTTTTTGCATTTAGATCAGGATCTCTGTATATTATAATAAAGTGAGGGTTTGTTAGGCACTTGTAAAACCGTCTAAAGAAGTAGATAGAGTTAGGTAATTTACAGCCCCATGCATAAAACTTGTTATCGTTATACTCAAAGTACTCTTTGAAATCTTTTCTCGAGGCACCTTTTGCGCAAAGCTGCTTAAATTGCTCATCTTCATATTGATTCGAGTGGAAGGTGCCCATATAGACCCCCATACCGATAAGAGTTCCGGCCACAAGGCTCGTTCCTCCTCTTGGAGTTCCTAAAACTATAAACTGTTTGGTTTTCATAGCAGAATATAGTTAAATCTTGGTGAAAATAAAAATGAATAAGATAACAGTATTATTATTTGCATTATTAGTGGGTTTTATAGGTTGTGATTTGATAGCCGGTGGTGATCGCCGGGAGTCTCTTCCAGAGACTACTCCCTTAATGTCCCGGGAAGGTGTTATAATGGAAGTGTTCATCTTAGAAAAAGATGGAAATATTCACTTTTGGCAGGAATCCGCGCATGGAATTATAGCAGAATCAGCTAGGCATTTTAGCCATGAACACATAAATCCTTCGGACTCAACGGCTTACACAACTTTTAAAGTTACGTACTGTCTAACTGGTAAAGAAGTTTGGGACGAAGTTAGTTATCAGGACGCTAAATTTATTCACAATGTGATGAAACAACATAAGGAAATACATGCCCCTGTGATATTAAAACTAGACTATTAATAGATAACTTTGTATATTCCAAGTATGGAAATAAACAAAGATATTATTGAAAATGTATTAGAGCCTGTCGACTTTATTTTTGTCTATTCAGACAAAACACGGCAAGCGTTTGGTATGGATCCAAAAGAATTTGAAGACGCAGTAGAAGAATATGCTGATAACTTTTCCCAAGTAGGCATTTCTAACAACCCTATGCTCTTCCACATGAAGGCTACGAATATCATAGCACGGCTAAACGACTTTCACCAGGAACTTGCAAACGTTACAGATATGCAAAAATCTTCGGGTGGTATGGGCGACGTAGAAACAAAAGCAATTATAAATAGAACCAAGCGTGTATTTATAGAAGGAGTCAATATCCTAGCTCCTTATAGTGCACTGCTATTAACAGCAACAGAAACAGAAAATTACGCATAATCATGAAAATAGATAGAACACTAACACTCCTTACTGCAGCTGGTACTGCTTTATATATTGGCTGGCAATGGCTGAAAAAAGAGTCGGATGTTACAAAAGATCACCCGTGCTGCATTTATCCTGACTGCAATTGTAAAGAAAAGCTAAATAATTCCTAAATTTTGGTATAAGAATAATGATAAGGTTTATCCCTTATCAGCAAAGCTTCGAGCAGTTTTGTTTTGGACCCCGAGCGCTAACGCGTTTCGGGGTTTTTATTATCACTAACAAGCTAACCCTTAAAGGAGTTATCATGGATTCAAGACTCGTAAAAGGTTTGCTATATATAATCTTGTTGGTACTCGTGCTGTCATTCTGTTCGGGATGTGATGGCGGTGAGACTGCAGTTTATAATAGTGAAATCTATGTCAGTAAAACGGCTGAAGAGGTCCCTATATTTATATATACCATTGAGCCGCCAGGTGCCAACCTGGATAGAGATATAATTGATAACGCACTAGATGATCGAATCTCTGAACACAGGATAAGCGAGCTTGCTGAAAACTGTCAGAAGATAGCGATTGATTTAGAGAGATACTTTGGCTTCACATCCCTTGAACTTGGGGTAGAACGTCAATATACCCACCAATTATCCTGGCCTGAAAATAAGCGATGCCGAATCGTGCGGGACAGACCGGGGATTTAATTCTCACCTTTTAAAAATGCAAAGTACATATGTTAAACAACTTTCTGAATGGGTTCACGTCCTTGCAGTATATAAAGAATTTTTCGTTTGACACTATACTCTCAGAAGATAAAAAGACGGGTAATCTTCTTGGAGAATATATGATGAGTTATGATAAGGACTATATAGAGTGTCCTTCAGAGCTCGACCCTATACTCACGCCTGTCTTGTTAAAATCTGTGTTCGATTATCCTGTGCAATACTGGTTAAACCTCGTAATAGAGCACCCGGATTATGAATACACAGCTATATGTGAAGGTATAAAGCAAGATAAGCTTTATATGTGTGCAAACCTATGGCTAAGCCTTGGGTTTGAATTGCCCTTACCGGGCAGCAATGATACGCTAGAAACTCAGCTCTATAACACCAATAAATTGGTGAATATGGGGACAGTTGAACGGCGACGACTACTAATATTAACGCAACGTGCGTTAATTCTTTCCGGCATGTTTGGTAAAAATTTGCCTACGGAAAATATCTTTAACAAAACCTCTACGACATGACTAATGTATTTGTTGGTCCTGAAAGCCTACAAAAGGTCACGAGTAGTTTCTTCAAGGTACCGTTTTTGGCAAAATTCCGCTTTAGGGATATCAGCAATATCGAAGTCCGCGCTAACCAGCGAATGTTTTTTGCGGTACCCACTAAAAAAGACCCTGTTACAGGGGAAGATAGAGTACTCAGACGTATTCCTTCAGAGTTTATGAAGTTTAAAGAGCTCTATAGGATGGCGTATGACCAAAAAGCAGTCAGCGACTTAATTCAATCCGACGAGAACGTACCACTTGAGGATATATTATTTACCGGCATTACCGTTCATTTATGGAATCCGGAAAAGAGTATATTTGAACGTGTGGGATATAGAGAGCTTCAGGAAAAAGAGCTCTATAAAGAAACACAGTTGAGTCAGGTTCAGCGCCTGTTCAGCAAGATTTTTCCAACATATCACCCAGTCCCGCACTAACTATTGCGGACTGGTTTAAGTAATTGGGTTAGTGCTAAATTAGGGGAGGCTTCGGTCTCCCCTTTTTTTGCTAATACCAATGTAGAATTTTGAGGACAGCAGGGTTTACAGGCGACCGTCTAGTAAAGGTGTAAAAACAAAGACGCTGTTGCAGCCGACTTTACCTGCGTAATTGGGGCTTCGGATCTTGTAGGATAGCTAATTACTGTCTGAAGGGTCCGGAGCCACCTTTTTATTATTTATCCACCCTACTAACCCTAAAACTATATGCACTATGAAATCGATCTTCTTGTTAAGCACAGATTGGAATCTAAGAAGAATGATATTCTGAATAGCGAGTCTTTGTTTAGAAAGATGCACAGATTCAACCTTTTAAGAGCTGTTAAGCTCGGTGAAGACAAACAAGTAGTTTGTGTAGCTGAGACAGAGGTCGGCAAGGTTGTAATAAGGGACTCTGACATAGAGCACCAGTGTACTCAGAAAATGAAGCTTGTATACGAAGATATCATGGACGAATTAGTACAGGAGATATAATCATGAAGTATCCTACAATCGACCGCGAAATCGACGAGATACCGAATAGAGTACGCAAAGGTATAGCCTTTATCGAAAAAGTGCACCACGGCAAAGAAGATCTTGCTTTTGTAGACGTAGAGAAAGTAAACTTTCGTTGTGTCTATCAATCTATTTTTGTAATTCTCAGAAGCTATCGGCCTAGCAAATACGATAAGCATTCAGAGAAAGTACATGACCTTCAACAATTTGAGCTGGGCTTTACGCTGGTCGGCTATATGCCTGAACAGCGAGAAGCTTATAAAAAGGCTCTAAAAGAAGAATGGGCAGAACAGATCGATCGAATCGACTCTGGGAGAAAATTCTCAATCTTCTAAGAATACGCACAGCACCTTACCAGGGGGGGAGTTTATTTCCGCGTCGGATCTGCTCCCCCATTTTTATTCACTAACACAAAACAAACAATACTATGTATCAAACCAAGCAAATGTTAGAATTACTATTTAAGGACCCGCAAACGATTAATAAGATCTTAACGGGGATGCGAAAGCTCGATGAAGCAGACCTGGGATGGTTTACTGAGGATAAAGTGAACCTTGCAGAACTCGACTTCACTGTAGAAAATAATCAGCTTGTATATTTGGCCGGCGCTAATGACTGGAAGGTAGAAGATAAAGTTAATGCGGGCTTTTATATCGGCGATGAGCCTAAAGGTATGGCAAATCGTCTTTACGAAGCTGGTAAACTCGAAGATAACTGGATAAAAGTTATTGAGGGAGTAAGGAAGCTTAAACTAGAAAAGACACGGCAGTTTATTCATGATAAAAAAGCTGCAGTCTATTTAGGAAGGCTAGGATAAGAATATGCGGGCATTAATAGTTAACGCCCGCACTTTTAAACATAAAACAAACCTATACATATTATGAATAAGTTAATATTTACTATTCTAACACTGTCACTAATGTTGTTTGCAGGGTGTAGCTCTGTGACCGACTCTAACGTCGACGAACTGGGCGGCATTGAAACAAGTGCCTTTACAGACGCGGCTGAATCCAAAACTTCTAAGTCTAATTACAAGGACGAAGATAACAACGGTATACCTGATGAAGGTGAAGTTGTTACTGGGGCCTATAAATCAGTCTATGCTTTCGATGCAACCGGTTCTTATTACTGGGACTTGGGTGATGGGCGAGTACAGGGTGATGCCAGCTCTATAGCTGATCTTGATCAAGCCACATTATCAGTATGTGACTATAAGGTTGTTTACAGAGCAACCTTTGGAAATGATCCCTTTATGGACACTGGGTGGATTCGCAACAATATTAAGTGTAATGGCTATAGCTATGATAAAGCTAAGACATATAACTACTTGATTGTGCATGAAACTGACCACAGATATAGCGAAGATGCTCCTGAAATTTGGGGTAGCTGGGCTTACTTTGTAGATACAGAGAGCGGCGTTGGAAACAAACTTGCCGGTCCCAAAACACCACAAAATTAAATCTGTGGGTGAGCTAACAAAAGCTTCTGTGCTAGCTATATTATTGGTGGTATAGCTATAGTGATAGGTGCGGGCTTATTGGGGTCCGCACCGTTTACTATACTTGGGCAGATGAGTAGATTTTAGGGTAAAAAAAAATAACCAAAAATATATACAGGTAAGAAATTGCCAAAAAATAATTTCGGGGCCGGACCCTGGGGGTAGCTGAGACAAAATAATATGTCGGGCGCTACCTGGGTAAGGACCCGGGTATGAAATGGGACCCAATCTCTTAAGATGAGAATTAACCCTACCCCCATCGGGTAATACCTCTAACCCGGGTTAACCCTAAAGATTTAGTTTCTAGTCCAGTTAGTGTCTCTCATAGATCTGCTGAATTGGATTGCTGACCTAGAGGGTTGGATTGCCCTCTAGGTATGTTATTGGATACCAGTTAGTCGAGTATAGAAGGTGGATAGCCCTCTATACTCTTATTCCTCCTTTATTCACACAGGCCAATCAGGCTTTAAGCGGTTGAGAGCCCTTATAGCTGTTAAGTCGTTAATAAACAGCCATTTATGGCTTAAATTGGCGCGCCGGGGGCCGTAAGGCCCTCTATATCTACCGTTACCCCGTTATACCGGTGTTGCATGCTATAGCTGGCTATGCTGGGCCCCATAACGGTATCACGGTATCCCGGTATCCCGGTGGTGCCGGTACTAACCCAACCTTAACCATATAAACCCTCTTATATGCACTCATTATACACAATAAACCTCTTTATTGACTATGCACAAGCATTCTTAGATGAAATAAGCCCTGATGATAAGCTTCAATGTAAGAAATACAGGGCATTACAAACTAAACGTATGCTTGAGAATGCTAAGCTTAGAATTGACAGGCTATTAATGGCCAACCCCGGTCTCACGGAGAGCAGTCCGGATATAAAGCTGGCTATACAGCGCTATAACCTGTATAATAGCCAAGCTATGGGTATTATCACCACCTCAAGCTCTTTAAATGGGGCTGAATTGCTGTTTGACGCCTTATCACAGGCTGAAAAGGCTATGTGGATGGCTAGAGACGGCATTATAACCCCTAAAAAGGCCATAGAGAGCTTAAACAAGGTAGAAGCTATTAAAAACGCTATGGAAACTAATGGTAACAGGGTTCCCGACACGATAATCCACAGATTAGAGGGAGTTAAAGGTTATATCGCTTGGATATAGCTTTTTAGCGTGTTAGTGAAACCCTCAGGTCAGCATCTTTACGGTGCTGGCCTTTTTTTTAGCTTAAGATTTGTTCGCTTCGCTCAAAGGCCGGCGCTGCCATATTGTCTGTTGACTGCAATACTGCCATAGGATAGGTGACTATAGAGAAGTTTAAAAGCTTAAATTCGCCTAAATGGTCTTTGTTCGCCTTATTCGGCATATTTTTTCTCATTATATAGAATTGCTTTTTTACGCGCCTATTGGGTCGTACCCAGGGTTGCTCGCTGTAAGGCCGTGGTTAGCTTGTGCTTAGCTCAAATTGACTTTACCGCGTCCCACCATGCTCAATATTATAGGCCTTTAGGGGTGAAATGTCAGAAGTTTTTACTAGTATATCGAGACCTACGCTATATGTGGTATAGAACCTGTGATTTACTGTCGTGCCACTTGTTACTAGTGGGTTTTCAAGCATTATATCAACTAAACTCTTTTTTGGTTTTGGTGTATCTTTAATAACTGGTAATTCAACGCTGTCTTTCAAATATCGGCCTCTTTAAATCTCGTGTGTCTGCTGTTGTTTGTATAAATTGGTAATTGGGTATTATGTCGACAATTTCCGGGCTTACTCCATATACTAAACCATGGTCCCATGCAACTAGATACTCAACATGTTTTATAGGAGCGTATTTAGTTTTATCAGATTTGCGATAGTTACTAATATTAATTATCTCTCCCTCACATCCAGTATTGTGACATCTAACTCTATATCCTATAGTCATTATTACCTACCTGTCTAATGTGTGTGGTTTATTTGTTATCGAAGTGTCTAATAGACTCTTATATGATACCTTTACATGATCAATATCTACAGTTTCTAGCCTACTAGGAGAGTTGCTCGCCATCCACATGACTTCTAGCTCTATCTTAGGCTTTCCTTTGACATGTAATGTATTGCCCTGTGGTGTCTGTACAGGAATAAGTGATGTTGCCGTAGTTGAACTAGTTACATACCCTGTAGAGCCAGTACGTTTACATATTACTTCTTTCATAGGGTTATCTAGTATATATTTTAATTTTTGATCTGGCGACATACTATTGTGTGGTTTTGGGTATAAGAACAATAGACACTAAACCCGTTAATTTTAATATAACGAAATGGATACAAATAAGCTAATACAAGAAATCCTAACTTCTATGGATATGCATGATATAGAGCCTGAGGATGTAAAGAAAGCTAGTTATGCTTCCACCGACTCCTTTATTGCTCAAAAGTTTATTCTTGGCCAAGATGTCCCTGATGAGGAATTTACAGAGGATTTTGCACAATCGCAAATTAAAGCTTTTAATTTCCTGAATATCGCGCATCGTAAGCGAATGGAAGATGCTTTTGAATCTAAACCTAAAACAGGTAATGATGTCATGGACATGATGAGCAAGACAGAGATTCCACTATTGTGTATGACTATAGTTTCACAGATAGAGGCACTTCAAAATGTCATAGATCGCGCCGAAAACAAGGGCTATGATATTGTTGCTTTTTCTATGTTCACAGATGACGAACTAGACGATATAGAGGAAGAGCGAATTCATAAACTACATGGTTGGGAGCAAGACAATGAATAAAGATCAAACTACAAACGAGATAATTAGTGGTATTATATCACTTAATAAGTATATAGAAACACAATCTGATAAACTAGGAGCACAAAACGATCTAGATAAAGAGGATCGTGATCTAGATGTGATGAAAGATGCAGTTTTATCCATATTTGTATCTGCCAAAATAAGGGCGCTTGCAATAGAAGCAACGTTCAGTCAGTTATCAGATCAAGAAGAGCAGCTAAGAGAACAGGGCTCAATAAAGGCTGCAAACAAGCATGCTAAACACCTCTTAGCTAGTATGCAGCAAGCTTATCAGATAATGAGTTCTATGTATATCTTAAACGATGAACAAGAACTAGGAGTTGAGTTTACTGATGATGTAATGGTGCCTATGCTTGATTCTTTAACGCAGCTACATTTTCCAAATATAGTGGGAAAGAAAGAGGGTGAGGGTTAAATAGAAAAAGGGAGGCATTTTACTGCTTCCCTTTTTTTTAGCTTAAGATTTGTGTTACTAACTACTGTATAGATGGTAATGGAATTCTTTTTAAATCTCTGCTTGACTTAGCTATAGATCGACCTCTACTCATGTGTTGATTTTTTATCCAATAGTCTACTGGCCCTTCACCTGCATGATATCTCTTAAGGTACATCTTTTCTTGTCCTTTAGCGTAATTTGTCGCTAGCTCTTGTGACCTACTGGAAAAGTCTCTGCCTAGTAGCGCTCCTAAATTATTAGCTTGTTGTCCTGTCCTGTCCGCCTCTCTAAAGTATGTTATGTCTAGATCTTTGCCTTTTAATTCATCTAATTTTCTGAGCCTACTCAACATGGCTTTCCTTGCTGCTTGTTGGCTTATCGCTATTTTTACTATCTCTGATTTTTTAATCATACTCTTTATCTTTTTAGATCCTCCTTTAATTCCTCCTTTAATTCCTAATGCAGCAGCTAAACCTAATCCAGCTGCAGCGCCTACTATAGCGCCTGCCTTCATATTCTTCTTTTCCTGGCCAGGCTCGGCAGACATATTACCTGCTACTGCTCCAGTACCTGTTCCAAGTGTTAATCCTGCTAATAGTCGGCCCATTACACAATCCTGGTTTTAATTGGAAGTCCGTGAATTCTATCTACTGTGTCCACTATCCTATTTTGATAAGCCTTTGTTACAGCTTTTGCACTGATAGCTGTCTTCTCTAATAAATATTCTAGTATTTCTGCTTTCTTACTCATTATTTTATTTCCGTTGCTGCTGCTTGTAGTCGTTCTAGTTGCATAACAACATCTGTCATACTATCTAATGCTGTCTTAATGGCGTCCGGATCTGTTTGTTCCATTCCCATACGTGAGGCTAGTAGCAGTTTGGCTAGTTCGCCCAGCACGTATTGAAAGGTAGGTAGCATAGCCAAGTATTCTTGTATATTTTTCTTTCTCAGCATGTTCAAGCTCAATATCGCATCAACTGATGTCTTATCACGGAATTGAGCAGCTATTTTAGTGAGATTTTTGCTAATTTTAAGCTTCTTATCGCCAAATTCAGCATATTTCTCTTTTAGCTTCTTTTCTACTCTTTCTAGTGACACTGGAGCAGCCATTCGGCCTTCTAGTTCACAAGAGTCACCCATTTTTAAGCTAGCGACCTTTTTAAGGTCTTTTTCCGTTGCTCCGCAGTGTAATGCAGCCCATTTTGCGTCATTTTTGTTTAAATTGCGAATTGGGTTTGTTTGAGCGTATTTTGCAAACTCTTCTCCCCTTAATCCGTATAATCCGGATTTATCACGGTAAACTTCATGAGAGCTGTGGAAATTAGTTAGATTAGCGCTTTTTTCTATGTCATGGTGCTCTGCAAATACTAAATCTCCCTCATTAAGTACATATTGGTCTTTTTCTGCCAACCAAGTAGTATCTTGTGAGTTAGTAAGATAAAACGCCACTTTACGGAAGCCATTTAACCCTTCAACCTTTATTTGGGCCTCAAAGTCCTTTAATTCGGCCATTTTGTCGTTTTGGCCGCTTAATTTAACAAATTTTGCATTTTTTGGTACATAATGACCAAAATTGTTCTTTTCATGCTTAGTAAACGTGTTGTCTGTAGTATTTACCGGATAATACGCTACTTTTTTAAATCCTTGTTCTCCTGAGATCTCGTAATTGCCAGGTCCGGCCATTTTTACTGTCCCAGTTACCTCAAAAGGCTCTGTTGCTGCCTCTTTTGTTACAAATACTCCAAAATCACCAATTTCAGGCTCTTTTCCTTCTAAATCTTCAAATTTAATCGTTGAGTTGGCTACTTTATCCCGATAAGTGTATTCTCCAGTCTTTTCAATGACTATAGCGCCATTTTTTGTGTCGTCGTGTCTTGATACGCAGTATGCTTGAGGATTTGGCTCTACTTTGGCTATTTTAGTGATCTCAAAGTCATCATATGCAACAAGATCGTCACTTTTGACAGCTAAAACGCCTTTTTGACCCTCTTTTAGCGAATTCATGCTAAATGAGGCTTTTTTAATCTTTACAAAGCCTTCAACTTCAGGGTTCATCTTTGACTCATCATTTAAAGCGACGTAATATTTGCCATCTTTTACATATTCTGCTTTATCTTCAGACTTAACTTCCTTCATCTTGGCAGCAAGTTTCTCATTTGCCATAATAGGATCAAGATCTTTTCTGTCCAGTGCATCAACCTCTACTGTCCATGTCTTATCGACACGAGAGTTAGCCTGTTTGACAAAACTATTTCCATACTCATCAGAGTATACCATTTGCCTGTCAACATCTAGGCCTCTGAAGTAATCATCCAGTACAGAAGACTTTGAGCTTTTTTTAGCTCTTTCTGCAATTTTTGTGAATAGATCCATGTGACCATGCTTTTTATATGCTCTCTTGACTTCCGGTTCTTTAAGAGCTGCAATAGTCTCCATTGCATCATCAGTGTCTATATAAGACAAGTTTTCAATAACAGAAGCAACTTTAACAGCATCGCGTGTTGTGCGTCCACTGTTTCCGCCATAGTCCTGAGTAGGGCTAAATTGTAAGGCGTTGTTTGAACCAAATAAAGACACATAGCCACCTCGACGTTTTCCAGTCTCAAGCTCTTTAAAAGCCTCTGGCTTCTGATAGATCTTGCTAATGAAATAGTCATTAAGTGGAAGTGATTCACCATTGATCATAAATATGTCCATTGGTGAGAGTTTAAATTCGTTTACGATTAGAGGCACTGAGCCACCTAATACATTTAAATGTCCAACAGCGTATCCTTTATCGTTGTCTTTTTTATTCCAGGTTACCCCGATTTGTTCTTTTTGTAAATAAGGAAATTGCTGCAGAAAGTTAGTTATGATCTCTTTGACCCATAAGGTGCTATCTGAGGGAAGGAATACTGATCCCATCTCAGCGGATTTCTCGAACTCGCTGTCTATTTCCGGAAGTTCTTTTAAAAATAGATCGTTCATTGTATTTTTGTTGTGTTGTCTTTATGTGTTGCTTCTGAGTTTAATATATTCTTTGAGTAGCTATTAGTCAAACAGATTTTAGAGATCCTTTATATTCCTCTTGGTCCTTGACACTGAAGCCTTTACTTTTGTGCCTGCTTTACTCTGATAAGAAGAGCTTCCAGCTGCACCAGCTGATGCCGACCCGGCACCTATTGCTTTAAATGCAGTAGGTAAAGCTTTATTAATTGTGTCAATATCGTCTATAATATCCTTTAGGATAGGCTTAAGAGCCTCGGTGATAGCGTCTGCCAATATATCAGTATCTTGTTCTGGTAGTGGCCTTTGTACCTCTGCCTCTCTTAAGGCTTTTACAATTTCTCTGTTTATAGTATCTGATAGTTTACCCATTATTATCCCTGTTTATTAATTTGATTGAGACGTCTTCGGTTAAAATTCTCCTTTCATCGAATATTCTTAGTGTGTCACTTACTTTAATAATCATACCTTGTGCGCATAGTATATAACAAGTAGATCTGTTGCCCTGAGCAGTGATATAGTCATCGTCTGTCATACCTACCATGAATTCATTTTCGGTCTCGCTTTTAAACAAGCGGTTAATTAAATCTAGTGCTTCGTCGGCTTCCATGTTACTGCTTCTTGGTTGTTAGTGATTTGCTTATATTCTCTGACCAGTTCTCATATTGCTGTAGTTCTGTCAATACAGGTGGATTTAGTGGAGCAGGTGATCCAGGTGAAGTAGATATAGTGAAGTTGGTGCCATATGTTTTCATTAACCTGATTAAGGCTCCAAATACCAGTGATTCACCGTTATAAGTAAGGCCTTCTGGTGTAATCTCGAGTATACTTGCATCTGTTACTTTTAGAGTGATCCTCTTACCATCTATTGTAATCTCGACGTCGTCACTGCTTTTAAGTGAGAGCTTTTTGTTTGTTACAGTAATTGCCTCTATATCTTGTCCTTCTGTGTAATCTAGGATATATCCGTTGTTGACAGTGTGCCTAAATTGGAAATTGTCCGTCTTAAGAACCTCGCTGAAGGCATTCTGGTCAGTAAATATCTGTTGAGTAAAAATGCCGGTAGATGATCGCTCGATTTCTCGAATATATGAAACATCAGGTGATCCAAAGGTTGATGTAATTGTATCTGATTCATTTGCCATATGACAGTAGTGTATACTGTCCCCTCCTAGAGTTTCCAAGGATTTATATTCTAATTGTCCACTGGTAAGCTGTTTTTTGTGGATTGCTTTGCGATATAAGGTCTGGTCGTCTAATTCTCCAAATGATTCAATAAATTGATAAGCTGAATCACTGTCTAGGTTATAATCATAGCCTTGCCCCTGTCCTAAGGGGTTTGATATTGGATTTCCATAGGGAACTCCACTATTTAGGCCTTCATAAATCTGTTTTCTGTATATTTCACCACTTTGTTCGCCAGTCTGTAGCTCTCCATACCTTTCAAGCATGGTTCCCACGTTATTCTGTATATTTTTCTTATAGGATGTCTCTAATATCGTACCCTCAGGGTATTCTATGCCATCATAGCGCTCGTGTGTGGTCTGATAGCCAACTCTGTGTGATGTGACGACTGTTTTATCATAGGAATTAAGAGGCTGTTGGCTTTGCATTGTTTTTCGGTGATATACGACGTTTTCTCCGGGTATATTGCCATAATTATACACAACTTTGTTTGCATAGTCGTATGCAGGCGTCATAGGAGGTAAAGGAGTGGAATTTCCTTGTTCTAGAGCTCTGTTTGCATCAGAAAAGCCTCTAATATCCTTTATATCAGTATACACATGAGTGCTGAGTGTATTTTCTGTCTCTTTATTATATTCATCAAAGCGCCAACCGCCGGAATATAAAATCTTGGAGGTTCGTGATTTTGCTAAAAACTCTTTCTTCGTTCCATCTATAGATACTTGAGCAAATTCATTAGACAGTAGAGCTGCATAGCCTTTTCTGTTTAATATGAGCTTTGCATTCTCTAGTCCGTTAACCGAGAGCTGCATTGCGCCCTCATCAAGCTTGTCAGGGGGTAATTGGCCATAGGCTGCAAATCCAAACGGCTGAGTGTATGCTATAATATTTCTTTGTCCTTCGCACTCTGCTACTAAGCACTCCTGCCCTACTGATGGGTAAGATAGCAAGCCGCTACCTACCACTGATGTGGGTAAAGGGCTAGGTGGTGTAGCTGTTCGTTCCCAAACGCCCCCTCCATCACTATCGATAGGTGACACATAAATCTCTCGTTGCGTCTCACCGTCATCCATAGGGACGGAAACTTTTACAACTCTTGCTTTATATATTTTGGCCTGTTTATACATATATCATAATATACAGCAAAAAAGCTCCGATATCAATAACCTTGTTATTTTTTGGTATAAGAAGTATGATACTAACCCATAACGATTAAATAAATGGTGACTATATGGACTTTGCAAAGTTCTTATCTATTCTGTTGTTCTTTTTCATTGTTTGTTCTCTTCCTTTTGCCTGGATAGGAGATAAACTATTAATTGAGATAAACCAACATGCCCAGTACCACGAACAACTTGATGCTGGCGACTATAAAGGCTCAAAAGGTAGAGCTGAATTAAGAGAAAGCCTTCATGATACAGGTAACAACATCATAGGCATTGCTTTTCTAACAACTTTAGCTTTTATCCCAATTGTGCCTATCAGCTATAAGATCTTTAAAGTCTCTGCTTTTATGGCAATGGTTGGAGGAGCAAAGCTTACCTTTATATCTGATGAAAGCAAGCTTGGTTATTATATGAATGAAAGGGATAACTATTGCTATTGTGTGGGAATAAAGCCTTGGGGAATATTGAATGCATCCCTAGTTCCCGGATTTAGTAATAGTAGTGACTCTAGAAATAGGAATATGAAAGTTCATAAAACACCTCCTAAAAAGAGTCTCTTAGCTAGATCTAAAGTAATAATAGGCAATAGGGAAAACGGCTGGAGAACAGATGAGTTTACTTTTCCATTTGCTATTCTAAGCTGGGACGATGACTATAAATGCCCAGTCGAGAAGCAGGCTGAAAAGGTAAGGCAAAACTTCGAAAGAGCGGTAATGCAAAGAAAGACCTTAGCAGACCCTAACTACAATCCGGATACCGCTCCAGAAGACGCAGACTATACTCTAATAGAGGACAAGGACAGTAGTGTCTATAACTATGGGAGGGGCTAGTATGTCGATACTTATCAGACAGTCAGTATGGTCGATAGTATTGTTCTCACTTGGGCTTCTATCATATCTGATGGGAGCGTCCTTCCACTCTGGAGTGCCTCAACTGGTTATGCTCTTTCCAATGGTGGTGGGCCCTTTTCTTGGGTGTGCGGCCACTCTTAAGCTATACAGAATGTATAGATTCATGAAAGCATCGCCTAAGACAACAATGAGGATTATCCGAACTCCTTATGAGTTTGGAAGTTTCTTTCCAAGAGAAGGTCGAGAATATAACTTTCTGGGTCATAACACTTTAAACCTTGAAAGATCAAACTCTATCCCTCCTTATAAAGAAGAAGGGACAATATACCTTGTACCCTTCGAGGTAACATTAAATAACCAGGTTTATATGAGAAACAAGAACGGTCACACATCAGAAATGTTAGAGCTTCCTATAATACTGTGTGAATGGCCTTCAGGGTATAAATCACCTGCTACAAAAGCCAAAGAGAAGTCGTATAACGAATTTCGCTCTGGACTGCATCAGGCACATCTGTTATCGGATGGAAAACATGGCAAACCAATGCCACATTTAGAATAAGAGGGCTTTGCTCTCTTATTTTTTTTATATTAACATTATGGCTCGGTAATGGGTATAAGAATCTTGAGTCAAAAACCATCAAATTTTAAACTAAGAATTACAATGAGAAGTATTAACAATTAATGAAAATTCGACATTTCGGGTTATGCTTGTATTAATGATGAGCTAAACACGAGCGATCCTCGTGTATCCAGCTCCCGTACAATACGTAAAGTTACCTATGAGAAGGAAGGCCTGGCAAGGGCTGGTGAACTTGCACTACAAAATGCAAGAGATCTTCTAACAATCTTAAAATGGAATCAGAACAACAATATAAAGTTCTTTCGTATATCAAGCGATATCTTGCCTTGGAAGAGCAGATGGCACTTTAGAGATATAGAGCCTAAACTACGTCAGGAACTGTTTGATGCTTTAGAAGCAGTCGGTGACTTCGCTAAACTATTTAATCATCGGTTAACGACACATCCTGGCCCCTTTAATAAACTATGCTCTAATAAAGAGCGTGTTGTTGGTAACACTATCCGTGAACTCGAGGATCACAATGAGATCTTCGACCTTATGGGCTTTGAGCCCTCCTATAGAAACAAAATTAACATCCATCTGGGTGCAGCGTATGGCGACAAAGTTAAGACAGCCCAACGCTGGTGTGATAACTTTAAACGACTATCACCTAATCTCAGAAAACGCCTGACAATTGAAAATGACGATCGTGGTTCCCTATATGACACGAAAGATCTTTATGACATGGTCTATAAAAAGACAGGCGTCCCTATTGTATTTGACTTTCATCATCACCGGCTCCATAACATACATCCCGGTATGAATGAACAAGAATGTGCAGAATTAGCAGTATCAACATGGCCAAGCGATATTGTACCTGTTATGCATTGGAGTGAATCACGACGCGAAGAGCAGAATGATACCTCTATAAATACCAGTGCACATAGTGACTACTGTCACGGCCCTCTTCCAGACTTCAGCCTATCGAGACCGGTAGATTTAATGATAGAAGCGAAAAAGAAAGAACAAGCACTATTTACCTTACAGACAAATGAGTAAAAAGAAGACAAAAGACACATCACAAGTAAATTCACTCATGAACGTTAATCAGTTCTATGGATGTGAATTTGACTTTAAACAACCAACCGAACTTAAAGTACGTGGATATTTCAAAGGCTTCATTAAAGTAGAAGACTATGAGTACCATATTGCTGAGCTGCTCTTGGTAGCCACTGATAAAGGCCCTTTAGAGCAATACTTCAGTGATATTGAAGAGAACGGCAAAGCATCATTCTATTTCCCTTTTAGCAAGAAATCTGCTAACAACGACGATCTTGTTGCCATATTCAACAAAGGGATCAATGATTGGGAAAAGATGAAGGAAGTTATCGATGAATTTCGTATATTACCTTTTGACACAGAACGAGAACTCTTAGATTGGTTATTTGGATTCGATACAGCCCAAGCATCGACCGAGCTTGAACTTAATAGAGAAACACCGGAAACAGATACTGCTCAGTAATGGTATCTTGTTGGTGCTTTCCTTTTATAAAGGCGATGACATAGTTATCAGATGTTACTATAGTGCCCCTGCAGAGCCCTGTGGCTCTCAGGGAACTTATAGCTATCACTTCAAGTGCATTTCATCCGACTATGATCATTTCCATTATATGGGTAGCTTTGATGACTGGCCGGCAGAAACTGCCAGGCTGACTGAGAAAGTGTATAGGCTTATTGAGGCCAAGCACAGTAAGACCATAAAACCAATATCTTCCGACTTTTTTTACCTTAAGAGTCCCGGAGAAGCAAAAGAGTTAATAAACTTATGGAAAACGAAGAGCAACAAGTAACATATAAGCGGCCATTTCTTCATGGCCTGTTTTGGATCCTGGTAGTGGGAGGCAACCCCTATATATCTATTGGTGAGGATGAAACAAAGTTGAGGTTCATGCTATGGGGTAAAAACCATGTAGAGTTTGAAGTATCAACAAGAGGAGTAAAAAGTATAAGCGATCTGGTCCTTAAAATAGAGCGAGGTGAAAGAAATGGAGACATTGACATTCACTGCTTTCCCACCACACAAGACCAGATGGAGTATATAAGAGAAAACTTCGGAGATATATAACCATGAAGTTCATATCAAAGAAGATGGTAAAGCCTGAGTGCTTTGAGGATTTAAAGACTCCGGGTGTTATATGGCAGATCATGAAGCGGGACCAGCTTTACCTGCCTCCTGAAAAGAGGGCTTTTTGGGTAAGCATGATACCACCAGTAGATAAAACCCTTGCACAGATACCTATAGCAGCATTTCATAGAGTAACAGGCTATATAGGCTCAACTGTTGTGGAAGAGAACAAAATGCTTATATTTGAGGACAAGCATAAAAAAGACCTGTCATTACTTCCGTTCAGAATCTGGGGCTATCTAGATGCTGAGACATTTTACACTGAAATCATAGGTGATCTTGCCAGGTAACCTGACAAATTGCCCTTGACTATCCGGATAGATCCGAATATCTTATGGTGTAACTAATATTAACCGGTAAATGGAGAAGAATAATATGGAAAAATGCATTTCCTATATCCAAGCGCCGATCACCAACAAGAAACCCTCAGCAGAAGTCTCGCTAGAGACAATACATACTGCTCTTACAACTAACGATAGTTATAAGAAGGCAACTGAGGAATACAGAGACATTTTAAAAGATCCTGAAAGCGGTGAACGCGCTGTACGTGTTGCAAAAGTCAATAACTTTGACTATGTAACCATGAGCGGTACATTTACATATGTATCCAACAAGAATCTTAAAGAGCACAGCGGCTTTATATGTATTGACATAGACAAGCTGGAAGATGAGGAAACTGTGCATGAATTAAAAGAAAGGCTGAAAAATGACAAAGATGTCGATACAGCCCTTATATTCATAAGCCCAAGCGGTAATGGCATAAAATGGACCGTACCAATAGACATAAACCACGACCAACCTGAGAAGTCTCACCTGAAATATTTCCGTGCTTTGCAGAACTATGTAAAGAATAGCTATGGCATTGAAATAGATGAAAGCTGTAAAGATGTAGCCAGAGCATGCTTTTTATGCTATGATGGAAACAGCTATATGAATAAAGATGCCCTCCCAATAGGCGAAGCCTTTATAGAAACCTGGGGTGAGCCCGAGGTTGTGTTTAACTCAGCTACCAATAGAGTACAAACTACCAATGAAACACCATGGGAAGAGTATAATGAAAGCGGAGATGTAGAAGAGCTGCTTAAAAACTATGGCTATACATTTGTGAAAAGTGAAGGAATGGGTAATAAATATCTAAGGCCCGGAAGCCCAACAAGTGAATACTCATTAATCGTATTCCGTGATACGGGCATGGTGCATGTTCATAGCGACTCATGCCATAAGCTGGAAGTTGGTACACATACACCAGCTCGTATATTTTGTGACCTGGAAGCAGGTGGCGATTGGAAGCATGCAGCTAAGCTTTTAAAGCAGAAAGGCTATGAAGGCACGGTTGATGAAAAGACGCTAAATATAATCTCCGGGTCATCCTTACCTTCCGAAGTCCCACAGTTTTGGGAAATCGCCCAGGTCAAGAAAAACGGGGAGAAAGGGTATCAATGCAAAATAAAAGATTACCAGTTCCATAAGTTCTGCTTTGACGCATTAAGTATCGGACTGGTAGAAGTACCTCATAACGATAAAGGGCACCAGCTTGTACAGTCTCATGATAAGATTATAGAGAAGATTAGAATAGAGAAGGTGTTTAGGATCGTAGTGAAATATCTTGAAGAGCATATAAAGCCTTATAATCAGGAAATGTTCGAAGTTGTTTATAACGCCTTTTACCAATACTGGCATAATCAAAACCTTAAAAAGGTTGAGAGTGCAATGACAGTGATCACTCCAAAGCTTCTAGAAGAAGTGCCGGACAAAGCGTATGTATATTACCAAAATGGATTTTTAGAGATAACATCCAACGGCTATGAGTTTAAAAGCTATAAAGGCTTAGAGACCTATGTATGGCATGATCAGATTATTGAAAGAGACTGGTTAGGTAGAACATCTTATATAGAGTCAAACTGGGCTAACTTTATTTGGAAGATCTCCGGGCAGGACAAAGATCGCTTTGATCATATACGCCACTCATACGGATACCTTATTCACGGCTTTAAAGACCGTGCAAATCCAAAAGCAGTCATCTTAGTTGATGAAGAGTTAAAAGAGGACCTGTCAAAAGCCTCCGGTGGTACAGGTAAATCTATTGCTGCATCAGCTATTGATGCTATGAAGCATACCTGCCTAATAGCAGGTAAAACATGGGACCCGTCTAAAACCTTTGCATTTTCGCAAGTAAAGCCGGGCCACCAAATCATGTGGATAGATGATGCCAAATCTAACCTGAAGTTTGACTTCCTTTATAACGCAGTGACTCAGGACTTCGAGATAGAGTATAAAAATAAGAACAGGTTCAGCATACCGTTCGAAGAATCTCCTAAAGTGCTAATCTCAACAAACCACCCAATACGTGGTGACGACGCGTCCAGCGTCAGACGACAGCATGTCGTTGAGGTAGCTCCTTATTTCAGCAAAGACCATACAGCAAAAGATGAGTATGGTGAGCGCCTAGTAGAAGATACAGACTGGGATGAGAAGGATTGGCAGAAGTTTGATAACTTTATGATCGATTGTGTAGTTGACTATCTTAAGAACGGGCTGACCGAACTAGAGATAAACTATCGCTATAAGCGAACAATTGATCAGATCACTCCCGAGCTGTTTGAGTGGATTGAAGAGCATATGGAGCTTGGTAAGTTTTATCCAACCTCAGATATCCTGCACGGCAAAAAGCCAAAGGCTGATATCACAGGATTCCGGATGCTTTACCCTGATATAAAGAAAGTGTCCCGATATATAGGAGCGGACCTAGAAGTCTTTTGTAACTTTAAAGGATACTATCTAAAGAAAGAGAGAAGAGACAAGCGCGGATATATAATCTGTGAAGAGAAACCTTCTGATGAGTAGAAACCTTGCCCGGAACAGATTTTAAGTCTGCCATTTATTAAAAACCCCCAAAATCGGCCTCACAGCATATCTAGAGGCCGATTATAAACATTTTCCCAGCTAAACCTCAAAAAAAGCACTCATACTACAGTGTAGTAGTAGAATAATCGTTTGTGTTTAAACATAAATAGTATATAGGTTTATAAGTTGTAATATAGGTTTTTAACTGGTTAAGTGGTTTTAATAGTAGTAAGTATATAGTAGAGAGTAAGTTAGAGTTTCCAGATAAAGTTTTTTTATATGACAAGTATCCGGGTAAATAGCCCTTTTTAGACTTTATTACCTTATTTTATTCTTTTTTATCCTTAAACTTCAGTACTACCTTTAACATTCAATTTTAACAAATGTAAAACTATGTAAATAATGAAAGACCATAATATTATCTTTTTTCAAATAAAAGCTATGTTAGAACTAACACTTGAGTTTAGTTTGAGAGAAATTCCTAACCCACTTTCTAATAAAGTGCCTACTCAAATCTATGCAAGTAAGGGACGAGCAAGTTTTGCTAGAATAGAAGTATTAGACCCAAACCGCGTCCGTTATGGGTTCAACAACAGAGTAAATAAAAGGCTTCTTGAAGAATATAAAGAGTATCTAAAAGAAATGGGATTTGAAAAATGATAACAGCGTATATACAAGCACTTGAGAATTTAGTAGAACGTCGCCTCTCTGAAAATTTAAGGAAATCCCCGGAGTCATCTGTCAGGTCACCTTCGCTTTCCAGGCGAGTAGCTGTAAACCCTTTAATAATATCTCAAGGTCCGGCAATTACTGAGTCTCACCGCAAATTTTTACAAGACCATGAAAAACTTTTAAGACAAATAGGAATATTACCATGAAAAGCCCCGTAGATTTACATGTAGCCTTTATATTTTTAGAAACTTATCTAGAGTATGCTTTAGCTGATGAGCTTGATCTGTTTTTTGAAAACCTGCAAGTGACAGACCTTGAAAGTTCTACAAGACAGCATAGAAAGGTATTTTCAGAGGTTATCATTCATATATCTGCTCCCCGTGCCATAGGGGACAATGAGCACTTTTATGAGATACCTAACTTTTTTACGTTTATAGCAGCTTTAAAGTCGGATCACAGAAATTACACAATCGCTAGCTTTTACAATAGAGATGGAACTGATTAAAATATTAATATGCCTGGAGATTTATACAGAGGACAGAGCTATAGACTTTAATACAGACTGCTGCTGGTCACGTCATTTCTATAAAAACCTAGACCCTCTGGACCCTAAAATCCACGCAGACCATGATTTTTATGGCTATATGAGAGGAGCAGCCTTAAAAGATATAAGGGGACCTATCAAGTCCTATGAACGCTACCTTGTTTTATCAGGACTTATTATCGAAAAGCTACCTATAAAAGACTACCTAATAAAACTAGAATGCCTTATGGAAGATACGTTCGATGAAAGACGAAAAGTAGCAACTTTAAACTATAACAGAGTTAACTATGATCTGTATGATAAATATGAAGATACCTATATAAGGAACTATGTCTACGGAGGATAATCGACATTATAATACCTCTGAAATAAGATGGGCAATGGACGGACCCCCTCACCGATGAGTAAAATAGAACTTAAACCTAAAATTATAATCTTTGAAATTTTTATAGACGAAGTCCTCTCAAATAATTATTATCTAGACTATACATTGCTGGATCACTATTTCGAGAACGGCTTCTTACCTATGCCAAGAGTCAGGGCATTAGGCCTTGCTTTTAAACCTTAAATAAAATATATTTAATAGATATGAGACAGTTATCCCAATCACACCCACGACCCGACGATGCACTATATACAATCTTCTTGTCAGACAAATATGACATGAATGATGTAGCATTCTACCATCTGACGGCTAAACATCCACAAGATCCAGACGGGATCGATGTCATCTTTCTGTTTAACAGAGATAAAAAGATGGTCGGTCTTCAGAGTGAGAAAAGCCCTTATATCGAGGAGCCGCCAAAACTGCAGCTTGTTGATATTGCCGGTAGTCCAAGCACATATAATTTGAGCTTGCCTAAGAGTTTTCCAGACTTTCCAGAGTACAGTAGCCTGGTCAAAGCTCTCCATCTAAATAACTTAGATGGCGACGACGACTCAGATGGGTAACGGTAAAAAGCTCCCCCTATCAAAAACACTGCATTCTTTATTCTACAGGGTAGAGTATAAATTGATCCCTTATACAAAAAGAGTCAACACGGCGGACCCGGAAGACATAGACATAGACCTTAAACATGACCACACTAAACCATGGGCCGCCCTATGTGTAATAAGCGAAGGCCCCACCCTCGACCGTGACCACATACCAAAGGAGCTAAGATCATGGAACTAAGTGCTCTAGAGTATGACGTAACACTCCTTAACCCGATGGAACACCCTACCACAGAACGCATAGATCATAGATATTCGTCATGGGCGGAATATATGGTAAATTGGAGCCGCAAAGTTACACCTACTTACAAGGCTAAAATAAGGAGGGCATTCTGTGTATAAACAAGCTGTTTTGCTGTCATCAAAGGGAAATCTTTATTATAGTACAAACTTTTATCATATGGCATTAAAGCCTAAGTTTAAGTTTAACCTTTCTATCTTCAGACAGTTTAGCCCTCCGGGCTTTAGTGTGGGCTCCCCTTTTATCTTTAATGATGACGGTACTTTACCTGACAGAGTGTCAGCAGACCTTAAAGAAGAAGGCAATGAAATCCTATACTTTACCGACCGTAGAGACTATAAAAACTTTTTAGCCAGAAACAGACTAACTCCACACCCTGCATTCTTAGACCGGAACTATCCAGGACGTATAGACCCTTATCTAGCCTGAATAGCCAGACCATATACAATGGTTGAGGATGCTAATAAAACTCGGTGATATCTCGACTATCGAAAGATTCCTATCGTCTCGCACACCGACTTACAGAAAACATGGTTGACACACTTCTTTGATTCGCACATAGAGGCCCGCTTCTTAAGCCCTAACGGTGCCGACACAGATTATCAACCCTTACCATTCTTATATACACTTACGATCTCTAAGGCGTTTTTTATAGCCTTTTCTGGAAAAGTACCGATAAAGGCAGCATGGTCTTTTATGGACCAGAGCGAATTACTTGAGAATCTTTTGGTATAAGAACTATACATACATAACCTAAACCTTAAATATAAGGATAAACGTGATAGAAACATCTGAGCAGCATATCATCAGTGAACAGTGTCATCGAGAAACTAAAGAAGAGTTTATCGGCTCTCCTTTATGGAAAGAAGATGGCCCTGACGCAATAGGTTCAGTTATGACAATGAAGCGACAGCTTTACTCTAATAAGACAACTTATGGCCGGGGTAAGCTTATATCGCAATCATTAAACTCAACACACCAGGAACTTGATTATTTTACCTTAAAAATACCTCAAGATTTCCCTCTACAAAACCTTGACCATATAGTCAAAGCTGTAGAGCAACTTCCGAGCATTACATTAGGTGTAGCAATTACTAACCCAAAGGATAGCCGAATAAGGGTGATTACCCACGACTATTCAGAAGAAGGCTATATGCACCTTATCTACTCAGCGTTGTTTGCGTGGTTAGAATTTAACAACCAAACAATCGAAGAGCTCTGTGAGAACAATGGATTAGACGAGCATATATTAGAGCTTGAGGACTTCTTAGAAGATCCTTTTGATTCAGATTCCTGGATAAGTTTTAATTTAGGTTTCGATTTAGAAACTATCTTCTCACCATCAGAAAACTAAGACAATTAACTAAAAGACAATAATGAAAAAAGACAACGACAACACCATATTCTCAACGGTCTCAGCTAAAACAACTATTCCTTTTTATCAAGGGATATTGGCTGATGCTTCACAATATGGACCGAAAACACCAAATTATAAAATGGTCCTAAAATGGGTTAATTTCCGTGACCATGCGATAAAGAACAGAAACCCTATACAAAAAGAGATAATGGATCTCTCACTGTTCTTGAAGATAATAAAACCCCAGTTTTACTATCTGTGCAAGTTTTTTAATTTTGCACCAAACAGCGTAGACGCGGCTAGAAATCTTCAACTTCGTTGGAGAAACGGTGGCGATAAAGAAATGCCGATAACCTTAAACACTATCGGTTGGTTTGGCCCCCTGACAAACCTGGTTAATAAGTTTGACCAGACAACAGTCACGGATCAGTTCATCACTCCAAATGCTCTTCATAGTCATATGTTTAATCTTAATCAGCCTGACGGCGCTAAGCTTAAAAAGACTATGACAATAAACATGCCCTATGTCAATAAAAAGAAGATAGAGTGTGTTAGACTGGATGTGAAGAATCTGCACCCGAACGAACGCAAGTTCTCGATTGATAAAGACCATACGACTGGAAAATACTTTTTCAGAGAGTGGGACCCTTATGCTGACTCTAAGCCAGAGAACTATTATGACATCATGTCAATGCGGGCATCAGCCCGGGGCATTGTGAATTATGACTTGATGGTAGACATCAATAAAAAGCTCCCTTTAAAAGAGCGTCAGTTTGATAACCTCTTAGACTTAACAGGGCAACGCCACCTTAAAGATCTTCAGGATTCCAGAGGTTATGACGAAGTGCAAGCTTTTGAAGAGCTGCTAAAAAACAATCCTATGCTAGTCAGTTTTGCTGATGCATCCAGGAAAGACATCAAAGTAAGTGATCTTGCAGCGTCTGTAAGACGTAGAAGAGCTCAACAGGGCAAATATAAAATCTGCAACGAGCAAGGCTTTCCTACCACTGACAAGATGGTTAGCAGAGCTAGGGTCGGGCGATTCTTCTCCCGGTATACAGATAGTACAATATCTAGCAAGATACATAAAGGAAAACCTTTCTTTCAAGCTGGCAAGGTGTACTATGTATCCAAAAACAATGGTGATACCTCTGAGTGGCCACAAAAGGTCAGAGACTATAACTTTGACTTCGAAGAGTCACACAGATGCGCTGACAACGTAATGGAGTTACATTACGGTACGTCAATGAGTGATATGACTGCAGATATCTATAAATTAAGGATCATGCGTTTTGGAATAAACGAGATCTCCAGTATACTGCAAATTGCGCCGTCGGAAGTAGAAAGCCATGTTGAACTGGGACATAACATCCTGGAACAAAATCCTACTCCTCCTTCAAAGCAGAAAGCTAAAAGCGCTGATAAAGGGTCGGTTATCGACAGTAGCCTATTTAGTTTTGCAAAATTGCCTGAAATGCATGACTATGCATCAGACATTTTTGAATCCTATAATAAGGCACCAATAGCGCCAGCTAAAGGCTAAAATTTGGTATAAGAGTGGTGTAAGAGCCACTCTTATTAATATTAACCAAACCTAATCAGAATGAAATATGCTTTACTAATTATACTAGTATGCTCGCTTTTTGCCTGTAAACAGAAAGAGACCCAACCTATGAGCAAAGAAGCTGAAATAGGTATGCACACCTTAAAAGAGTTAAACCTTGACTATGTTGCTATGGAATGTGTCCGGGATGTCGGCGCAGAACATTGTATTGGATACCTTGACGAAATAACACCCGTTAAAGCAACCGAAAGAGCAGTGGATAGGTTTTTAGCCGACCACGACCATTTTGAAAATATAGAAGGCCGGCTGTTTAATTACAGATTGGCAGGACAAGACTATACAGTCAACTTCTTAATCACATCCAACGAAGTGAGAATCATAGTTAAAGAGGCAGTATAACCCAAATCTCTGATTAGGGTTATTAGCGACAAAATTGCAAGGCCCCTCCGGGGGCCTTTTTTATTTACTTTCAAAATCATAAAAAAACAATGCTAAATAATCCTATAGATCCTTTATGCCCGGAACAATCTTTAATTGGTTTATTATCGAGTCTTGGAATTTTAGATGATACTTTGTATTTTAACCTAACCCGTAGCCTCGTAAGAACCGGCAAGATTCGATATACCGACCAACATATGATAGAAGCTGTTTTTCAATCTGTAGACGGCCAACATCAAATTACAGCTGTTAAAACCAGAAGGACAAAACTGGGCCAAGATATTGGAATACTCGCATATTTCCACAGACTCTTCCCAGGCCCACCTGAACTATTAGCTCAAAGAGAATATAGAACAACATCAGATTTTAATAGAGATTTAAGATCTGCAGAAGGTAAAAGACTAAATTTACGACAACATAAGACAACATTAAACACCAACACAATAACTTTTCCACATAAACTCAGACGAGGTCTCGCGGCAATTACAACGACGGGACATTTTAACTATATATGACAAAAGATATACATAACCAAGACCTAATTACATTAGATGAAGCAACTCACCAGTACACTGTAAAGACAGCGCCTCATCTGCGATATACCTCTGCAACAACATTTATCGGAGAATTCTTCCGTGGTTTTGACGCAGACGGAATAGCAGAGAAACTAGCTGCAAAACAAACAGGCAAATACGCTAATAAAAGCAAAAAACAAATATTGGCCGGCTGGACGGCAATTGCCGACCGGGGCACAGAGGTCCACTTAGAGCTTGAAAACTATTTAGACGCTTGGAGAGAGAACAAGCCTTTACCAGAAATAGAAGACATAAAAGCGCAACATGGACGCATGTGGATAGAAGAGATGTTTGAGCCACACTACGTGCCATACACAGAGATTAAATTATTCAGCAATCAGTATCAGATAGCCGGTACTGTAGATCTCTTGATTCACAACCCTGACACAGACCAGTGGGTAATGGCCGACTGGAAGACAAACTCTAAGATTACAACGTCCTCATGGGGTGGTAAGAAAGGTATACACTATGCCACACGACTATTAGATGATTGTAAACTTACAAAATATGCCTTACAAATGAGCCTCTACCAATATTTACTAGAGAGCGAGTATGGCATAAAGATAAACAACAGAATATTAGTTCATCTAAGGCCTAAACAAACGATGACATACCCACTGGGCGTAAAAACCTATGAAACAGAATATTTAAAAGCTAATGTTGAAAAAATGTTAGAAGCAAGAATGGAAAAGAAACTAGCAGGTGAACTGTTTTTTAACCCTATAGAATAATGCTAAAAGAAACATTAGAAGATCTTACATACCTTCTTTACGAAGTACACGGGCTTAATCCACACAAAGGAGACATTATTGAATGTCCTTTTTGTGTCGAAGGGTCTTCTCGATTTTACTGCTTGTACTGCACATCCTCCGGTATTGCCCACCTTAAATTTTACAAAACGTTTAAACAATTGATAAAAAGGCATTTCACATGGACCGATATATCTCACTAAGAGATTATTTACTTTTGCTTCAGGGGCATCTTTACGATAAAAACACACCTTATTTCAAAAAAGACTTTCTTTTATGCCCAAATTGTAAAAGTGAAAGTTTTAAAAGTCCTTATGTGTGTGTTATCTGCATGGGGTGTGCAACCTTGGATAAGAGAAACCCGGCTCAATTTAACTATTTAAGTAGACATTATAAATGAAAAATGGAAACTTTCCGATAACTTACTATCTTGATGGGCTCCAGAAGCAAATATACCATAACATCCGACCTCCCTTTAAAAATAACTTTATGGGATGCACAAGTTGCGGTGACGACCCTCGCTTTGCTGTTATTAGATGTTCAATTTGCGGAGGGTCTTATGAAATAGATAAAAGGGACGCAGACATCTTTAACCATTTAACTAAATACCATGAAACTAACTAATGCCTTGGCCGTATTTCAGGGCCATATTTTTCTAGAAATAGACTATAGAGTCTGTGAAGTAGCACAAAAATGTTTTAACAGCTCTTATACCCAAGACCAGAAGTTCTCAACAGGCCAAAGGCTGAATTTTCAGGGTGGTACTATCTCATTTAAAGCTCCTGATATGTTATTTGGCCGCGGTTCTTTATTCTTTGAAGAAAATACCCATCTTAGTAAATACAGTAATATATTTTACGTTTTAAGTGACTTAATCCCCGACTATATCTATAAATATTTTCTATTTCATTTAATATTCCTCTCGAATCTAAAAAACACTGTTTTATATTATCCGCAGGGCAAAGAGCCATCTTTTATTGTCGCTACGACGTGTGAATCTGCTGTTAGGGACAAACTTACTAAAGAAACTCACTTTATAGCTAAGCCTTCAGAATTTTTAAAACATGTACACCCGTATGAGCATGTAGAATGTGCTTTCTTTAATAAAACCACATCAACACCGTAATCATGGAAAAATGGTATTTAGTAGAAACCTTAAAGAGGCTGTTTAGCCATGTCTTTATGGGAAATGATAGAAAAGCAGTGTTGGCAATGCTAAAACACGGCAAAAAACCTTATAAAAGCGCCTATTTTGACGTAAATAGGACCATCTCAATGGAAAGTATAGCAGATGAACGTATAATCGTTATAATTCCACTTTGGGCATGTAAATTTGAAATAGAGGGCTATACAATGTTTGATTTTATAGCAGAGGACGATCCGGAATCAACATTTTGTATTTACAGGTCAGAGGACGACCGTGTCTTATATGTGATACACGAACAAATAATCGAAGAAAACCTCCTTGACTTTATGTACCACCCCTTAACCGATAAAATATGTGGGCTTGGTCCTCGCTTTGATGAGGGCTCTGATAAGTTTCTGCCCAGTGCAAAAACAAAGGATTACTACACAGTAAAAAGCTATTATCCGGAGGCACATCTCGTCATACCTTAATATAAATAGGTATAAGAATAATGAACGAAACATAACTTTAATTTTAATTTTAATTTAGCAGCCGTTGAATAAGCTAATAGGAACAATAAAAGATATGGCGTCTGCAATTATTGTAGAAACCGTAAGACAACTAATAATAAATACAACTCAGGAACATATCACAGTAAAAGTCTCTGAGTTTTTTGATAGAAATAAAGTATGGGTGCAAGTTAATCACTCAAATACATTATACAGCGCGCTGTTATTTTTCTTGTCCGAACGAGTAAAACAAGACTCTGTACAGAAATTTACAGCAGCCATCTTAAATAAATATAACACTAGCCATTTAGAACAGAACCGAAATCTTTTGATAGCTCCCGGAGAGGACGAAATCACGGTGACCTATAAAAACTGCGAGTTTAAATTTCACCGTACAGAGCCTATATCATCTAAAGGGTCAAGCTCTGCAGAATCATTAACACCAGAGGATGAAAAACCAGGATTTAAAATTACCACCCATAAACGAAACCGAGCAGTCTTGGTCGAGCTTCTCAAAGAGGCTTACTCAGACTATACTGCTGAAGTGCGCACAGGAGCTTCCGTCTATTATACTCGCTGGGGCTCTGATTTTTTCCGTGCGGAGACAACAACGCTCCGACCGTGGGAAAGCGTCGTGTTGCCAAACGAAAAAAGAAACACCCTAGAAAAACATATAGAGGATTTTTACTCTTCTAAAGAATGGTATACGGACAGAGGCATACCTTATAGAAAAGGCTTCCTCTTGCATGGCCCGCCCGGAACAGGTAAAACATCAATTGTAAAAGGGCTAGCTAAAAAATATAATCTTGATATTTATATCATAAGCTTCTCTTCTACAAACTTTGATGAAAGCACACTGACCGACTTATTCAATGATATACCGGAAGGTGTAATTGTTTTATTTGAGGACATTGACGGATTATTTAAATCTCGTCAGGACCCGAATAAATCACCGGAAGCTGATGACAACCCTATAAGCTTTAGATCCTTTATTAATCTATTAGATGGAGTTATGTCACCGGAAGGCGTATTAATCTTTATGACGACAAACTTTAAAAATCGCCTTGATGAAGCATTAATCCGACCAGGCCGTTGCGATGTGAGAATGGAGATTGGTTATATAGACGAAGAGATGGCTAAAGATTTCTTTCGATATTTCTATAAGGATAAAGATGATTTAGACGATCTAGTCGTAGAACGGTTTTGGAGTGTAATCGGTGGCACACCAAAGTTAACCATAGCAGTACTTCAGAGTTACCTTACTAAATATAAAAACGACCCCGGACAAGCAGCCACGAACGTTTATTTTGAAGAGTTCTACACGGATTATAAAAAGGAGAACCAATGACAGAAACATTAATTATCAGATCATTAATACTGGTTGATGATGATGGCCACTTTAACACATTTGCGCTGTCAAGCCAAAGAGGGGCAATATACCAATTCTTAGTACACAACCTTACACATCGTGACCGGATAAATCTATCAGCTGAAGAGATAAAAGAGGGCGTGCTCCATGAAGACTATGAAGAGTTTCTTAGTTTTCTTCAGGAGCATATCCTGCAAAGAGGGTTCGCAGAACTAGGTGATATAAGACATAACCTGGATGATGACCCCTTCTAAAAACATATACCTGTTACAGATAATGAAAGGATTAGAAAGCCGTTTATACTTTGAGCACTTTTGCACATATGATAAAACTCCAGACTTAAACCCCTGTAGCGACTGTGGGTGGGCTGTAAAGTACTGCGAAAAGTGCACTAAACAGCTGCCGACATATGCTCTATTTAAATCGGCATTAAAGTATAAATGCATAAATTTAGACAACCTTAAACAGAAAACATAACATGTCATTACAAGAAACCGAACGGTTTAATACCAGAGAAGGTACGAAGGGTATGAGTAAAGGAATTGACGCATCTTCAGAAAAGATGGTCATGGATATACTCCAGGCTACCCAGTATGCAAAGCCTGAAGAATCTACAGTACGTGAGCTAGCATCCAATGCTGTTGATTCACAAAGAGAAAAAGAGATTGCGTATGATATTTTGTCAAACGGGGCTGACCCTGACGACTACTTTGTCGAACGAGAGGGAGCGCAGTACGAAAGCTCTAAATGGGATCCGTCCTATTTTGATATAAACTATTTCGACATGACGAAAACAAACGTTCTCATTCAATATATAGAGAACGCCGGCACAGGCTATTGCGACGAGTTCAGTGTAACTGACTATGGCGTAGGTCTGGGCATGCCAAGACTCCGGGGTTATTTTAACTTAGGATATTCCTCAAAAAGAAATACAAAACATGCGTTAGGCGCTTTTGGTATCGGAGCAAAAAGTCCGCTGTCAACTCAGGTGCCATTCTATACTCTAGAAACTGCGCATAACGGCCGGAAGTATAAATTCAATATCTATCCCTATAAAGTAGAGAGTACAACCCCTCGCTTTAATATGGAGACAGAGGATGAATACCCAACGCAGAATATAGGCACAGAAAAAGACCCCTATATCATCCACTATATTCCAACGGATGAGAAAAACTTCTGTAAAGTATCAATGGGTGTCAAGCGCCATAACCGGCACAGATACCGTGATGCGGTAAAACACCAACTACTGTATTTTCCCAATGTAGACTTCCAGTATAAATATGAAGGCAACGACCATTGGAATGAAATAGAGTTTCAGGCAGATATTCTACACAACAGCGACAGCCTGATTATATCCTCTAACATGCAGTATAGTAAACCACACATTGTGGTAGTAAAAGAGAAAGGATCTGACATGGGCGTTACCTATGGCACGATTGATTTCCAAGAGCTTGAGATGGAAACCCTACGTGGTTCTATCGGCTTTAAATGTCCTATTAGATCGGTCGTGGAAGACCGAGAGACTGGTGAACGAAAAGTAGTACAAGACGGCGTTTCTGTAAATCCTAGAATTTGGTTATTAATATAACTTTTTGTACTTTAGATTATGAAAAAATCTAAAGCAGGTATTTATAAAATAAGTTTCCAATGTAGCCATTTAAATGTATACTACGGAAGCACAAATAAGTTTAACAGGCGTAAATCTCAACATTTACATCTTTTAAGACGAGGTAAACATAGTAACCCTATATTACAGAGTTACTTTAATAAATATGGAGAAACCTCATTTAAATTTAGTAAAGTTGAGACAATCTTAGATGAAGACGAAGAGTATATAGTAAAGCGAGAGCAGTATTATATTGATGCTTTAGAATCTAACCAAGATATAAAAACTCTTAATTGTAATTTGGAGGCTGGAAGGCCTCCTTATACATGAACAGAAGAAAGACGAGAGGAGCTCAGAGAGCGTAATAAAAATTATAAGTGGACAAAGGAAAGACGAGAAAAGCACTCTCGTATAAAACAAGGATCCACACGCTCAGAAGAGGCTAAAGAAAAAACCTCAGAATCTTTAAAAGAGTTTTATTCTCACCTAAGAACAGAAGAAAGGGCCTGCCCTTATTGTAATTCGCTTTATACAAGGAAAGTTGGTAAGCGATATAATAAAACAAAGAAGCAAATGAATCAGCGATATAAATGCACCGACTGTGACAAGAACTTCTTTAAACCTATCAAAAAGTAATTAATAACTCGCTGGGCCTTTATAGAGCAATCTATAAAGTGCATTGGGTGAATTGCTGGAAGGCGAAAGCTAATCAGCAGCCAAGCTAGGGGTACACCCCTAGAAGGTTCAGAGACTAGTGGAGGGGTAAAGCCCCCTTAATGACCACAATAGCGCCCAACATCTCTCAGAGATGATGATATAGTCCACCCCGCTTTATAAGTGCGGGTTGAGCAGAGAAAGCGTTGTCTGGGACGAAAACACCAGAGCTTATATCCAGAAAGTAATTAAAGATGCTCAGGATGAAGCATCAAAAATTATCCAGGCCGAGCTAAAAACAGATGATTTCTATACATGGCTGCAGCGCAGCACAGAGATTATCAATCAGATGAGCGCCTTCTCCTATCAGGAAACAAAGCTAACTATATTAGCAAAGATTGTTGATAAGCATAAGCTTCAAACAAAGTTTCCAGGAGACTCACGCATTATATATAAGCATAACCCGTCTACATTCTTTAAGGATATAGAAGTAAAAGCTATTGAAAAAGACCAGATCTATAAAAATGGCAAATATAAGACAAAGATAAACCGGGATGATGTACCAAACTGGGGATACTTTAAAGGGTCTTTAGTGTATGAGATGACTGAGGACGAGCGCCACAGTGTGACGAAAGATCTTTATATTCAGCACTTAAAGGATAGCAATCACTTTATTACAGTAAAGAAAGCTACCGATGAGCAAGTAAAAGAACGAATAGGTAAACGCTTTAAAGATACTCAGGTAGCCACAAGAGGTGGTGAAAAGATCACCAAAAAGATTAAAGAAGAAATCGCATACGCTATAGAACAGCGAGACATTATTTGGGATGCGCTATTTGGAAGTGATCATATAGAGATTGAAAACTATGCTGACATTGAAGTAACGGATGAGTTCCGAGAACTGATGAAAAAGCAGAAGGAAGAAGCGGAAGAAGAAGAACAAGAAGACAAAATGGCAAATATGACGCCTAAAGAGCGTCGTGAAATGCTTGGTAAGACTGTTTGCTATTCTTTCAAAAAGAACCCAAGAGCTACCGGGTACAGCAGCTCTAAGGACTGGGTGCTATCAAAGAAAGAGCCAGTCGTAAATGACTTGGTCAATTTTGATAAACCGGTTATCTACGGTACGTCAAAAGATGACGACAGACTTAAAGCGTTATCAGCTTTCTTTTCACATGACGTATGTCAGAGACTAGGCAAAGGTGAAAGACATGCAGATTTATGGGCTATAAATTCTATAAAAAATACGCCTAACTATGATGGCATGAGCATTTTACGGTTCAGTAAAAGAAACCTAAAGCATGTTCGTGACGTAGACAACTTTATTAAAGTAGAAGATTACCTAATGCAAAAAACAGAAGACACCTACCATATAGGGGAGATTTTCGTCAAGTATTTTACGGGTCGAAAACTCAAAGAACGCTTGGAAAACATAAAGTTTTTGCGTAACTTTGAACAGTTAGACGAGAGTATTCAAAGGGCGTATAACTTCCTGTATCAGTATACAGTGGATCACTATAGTCACTATGACCATTATTATTTTAGAGACAGTGCAATCTATAAAACACTGAAAGAAAATACCGAGAAAGCTTTTAAGTTTCAGAAATTTGTTAAGGACGCAAATCCTACAGAAGACGAAATAAAAGCTAAAGCTAAACTGCTCTTCGATAACGAAGATATAACAGAAGCAAAAGGTATTGAAATAGAAGTAATTGAACTCTTAGAAGAGGTAGAAGCCTATGCTGAGCCTATAAAAGAGTTGATGAACTCTATACCTGCACTTAATGGCGGGAACGGTAACCTCGGTGACACAAGCATTAAACAACTGAAGACGGTCATAGCGTCTGAAGGCTTGAGTCAATATAAATTAACCGAAGAAAAGCAGAAACTAATACAACAAGACAAAAACGAAGAAGAAGAGGAAGATAATTAAGTATGATCACATTTAATATAATTAACAAGAATATCGCTGGTTCCGTCAACAACAAACCATTTAACGTCCCTTACAGCAAAGAGCTGTGGGATAAACTGGTAGATGCTGAGAAAGAATATCAAGCAGCATCGGACGTAACAGCAGCGAAGGAAGTTATGAAAAACTTTCAGAAGTTAGTTGAAGGTCAAACACATGAAGAGGCTATCCAAGAAGTAACGCCTTATATAAAGTTTAACCCAACTAAAAAGACATACCATCTCCACGATCCGGGTGAGGATAAAACCTCAGTGATTCCTCTACCAGAGGTACTGATCGATAAAATGAAGTACGCTCATGATGAAGGTCTTCCAGTAGATCCACTCGTAAAGTTCACTATTAGAACCTTGCGGCACCGCAACCTAGAGAAAGCGGTTGATGCTGAAGAGTTTATCAGACTTATGTGCTCTTATGCATTCCGGACATTTTGTAGTCCGCAGCTTATGGAGCATTATACAGAAGAGGGGTATAGCGAGGAAGCAGCGAGAGAGCTGTCTACTGTATACCAGACGCCAATTACGATGGAAGGCTTGCTATCCACTAAGAAAGTGGTATCACCACTTTATGACCGTCAACGCTATAAATTTGAGTACGATGAGGATGGAAATCCACAGAAAGTACTACGAGACGGCATTCAGAAAGAACTCAATGAGGATACTGGTGAGGAAACAATCCATGACCCTGAGTATGCTGAAGACTGGGTATTTGAGCCAGCCATAATGGGAGATCGATATGATCCATTTTACTGCGGAAGTGATGACGACGCTGAGTTAGGTCACATCATGAAAGTCGGTAAAGAGATGAGATTAGAGAAATGGAGCCAGGTTGATTGGGATCCACGGCATACAGCCGTTAAAGGCCTGCACTGTGGTAACCAGGACTATATTGACACATACGAACGTGACAACAACGTGACGTTTGACTGTCTTGTAGATCCATCTAAAGTAGTGGTGCCGTATAACACAAGCGATGGAGCAATCCGTTGTAAAGAAATGATGATTATCGGCATCAAAGATCGAAAGATCGAAAATAAAAACCTTTATCACTCTAGCGAGTATGCTGCACTGCAGGATGAGCGCTGGGATGAATATCGCAAAGAGGTACTTGCGAGGTATGATGAAGAAGAGAAAGCGTTCCTCAAAGAACTTGAAGAGCGCAAAGAGCGAATGGGCCTATAGCCCGAGTCGTTTATTCCTATTATAAAGAGAGCCTTGATCGGCTCTCTTTTTTTTTAGTTTAAAATTATAACCTAAATCTAAACAAATGACCCTAAGTGAAACAGTAGATATATTCTATAGAAAGCAAATTGAAGAGCACTATGCACCCTTTATAAAAGATCGCATATCAAATTTACTTGTAATGTCGCTCTCCGAGCGCCCAGCAAATGTAAAGGTAATGAAAAATAAAGAGCGGGTGCATGCACAGGATACACAGGAAGACCCAGCTATCTTGCGGTACCATGAAATACATCTCGGTGATATATTCCGGGTATATGTATGGCCGGCCAAAGGGCTTATCTCTATATCAATAAGCGAAGACTCCCCAAAGCCACCCCATGTAAAGACAAACTCTCCAAGCTTGGACTTTAGAAATTTTCTTAGCTTTTCTATACAAAAAGAGTTATTTTCCAATCTTGGTGCAGACTATGCACCCATTAAAAAGGCAAATCTTGAGGACATAAACCTTGTTGAGTCCTTTATAACTGAACTAAAAGAACTTAAACTATGATAAAAAAGAATTTAACTATTTTCCTAGACCTCGACGGAGTACTGGTAAATTTTATCGGCGCTGTCGAAGACCTCCTAGGTGTTGATTTAAAAGACCTTGATTCCCGATCGATGGGTAAATATCTTGGCATATCAGATCAAGAGATCTGGGAAGAGATAAACAATGACGGCTCTAGATTCTGGTCGCAGGCAGAGTTATACCCATGGGCCCAGGAAACCTTGGACATATGCTATAACACCACACCGGATTTGTTTTTGGCTACGTCCCCCTCAAATCACCCAAGCTGCGTCAAGGGAAAGCATGAACTTATTTTGAATAAGATGCCTAAAGAGTTGCACCGTCGATTCTTTTTAGGCCCCCATAAAGAAAGATTTGCCAAAGACCATAATACAATCTTGATTGACGATAGTGATAAAAACTGTAAAGCGTTTCGAGATGCCGGTGGTACAGCTATTGTATTTCCACAGCTATGGAACAGTGCAGCTGACCATGTAAGCAACCGTATGGACTATCTAAGGCACCAGCTCTCGCCAGGCAAGCCAGACATCCATATATTTATTTTAGAGGACGATGAGCGGCGTATGGACTTATTTAAAGCAAGATTTAAAGAGAGTGAGATAGCAAATTTCACCTTTGATCATGCAAATAATGTTCATGCGGCTAAAAAGCTTTTAAAGGCCAACAATTACGACATGCTCTTTTTGGATCATGACTTGGGCGGCCAAACATATGTGTCAAGTACAGAGGAAAATACAGGAGCAGGCTTAGCAAGGTGGATAAAGGAAAATAAAGAAACAATAAGTTTGTCGGGAGCAATTCTTATTCACTCTTTTAATCCGCAAGGCGCAGAGTATATGAGAAAAGAGCTGCACTCCGTCCATGACAACGTATTTAAGGTGCCATCACTGTGGTCAAAACATACGTTTGGAGCGGTAATCACCTAAAATATTTGGAATAAAAATCTAAAGTTTGTATATTGATCTATGATAATTAAATCAATAGATACAGAATACGATGGATACCTATTTCGCTCCCGGCTAGAAGCACGCTGGGCAGTATACTTTAACGAAATGGGTATTCGATATATATACGAACCAGTAGGGGTCATCTTATCTGATGGGTCTAAATATTTACCAGATTTTTACTTTCCAGACTTAGAATCTTGGGCAGAAGTGAAGGGCACTATGCTTGACTCTTTTGATAACCATCGGGCACAATTATTGTGCGAAGATTCAGAGAAACCAGTTTTAGTTTTGGACGGCGACCCAGGTACATGCTATTTCACACTGTATATACCGGAGCCAGACGGTTACGGTGTAGAGATGGCAAATGTGATCGATGATGACGGAAGCTTTGTGATCAAACGACAGATGAAAGGCAAAAGAGCCTTCAGAGAATTTGGTAACAAAGGAGAAAAGGCCATAATGGCCGTAAATAAGGCGAGGCGTAAAAGATTTGACGTCTACAAGAACATAGACGCCGAAATACTTAACAGCTAAACCTTAACTTAGGATAACTCAACAGCCCTCGATGCAGCACACATCGGGGGTTTTTTATTTCTATGAACTATGATAAGACTACGAAGACATTTATATGCATTAGAAAGGGTGATGTCTGGCGGACCTAAGACGTGTGACTATCGCACTCCTTTCAGTAGCTATCGAAGGAAAGTCTTATTGAGGAATATTCAATCACTTGGTCACTCTGATCAGATAACCCAAAATGTTATAAGACACCACTCGAATAAATCACAGAAAGATTATGAAAACAAATATCTATCATGAAACTCACAAAAAAACAGTTAGAAAAATGTGAATACGATTTAAAGAAAGGTAAAGGATGGAGAAACAAAAAAGAGCACTGTTTACGAATTCTGAATCAGTGGAATCTATTAGACAGGAAATTAGAAGACAGCGATCTGGAGTGGTTCTTCGAACGGTTTGTCCCGATGGAGCGGTCTCGTATAAACCGAGAGTTGCACAACCGTTACCAGTCCGGCGACTTGATTGGGTCCAAAACACCAACAGACTTGCCAGGGCGTTCCACGGGGTTCAACATAGTAACGTGTCCCCGCTTAGGACAAAAGTACCACGTATCTTGGGCCTATCGGGGAGCCTTGTTCGTATTAGAGCAACTGGACCCAGACGGGGTACATGGATATCTAAATAACCCAAAAAATAAAAGAAAGAAGCTTCTAAAAGTGAAATTAGAGGATTTGAGACATTTAAAAGGAAAAACAGATGAGGGATGAACTCTTTTATTATGAACCAGGTAAAAGTAAACTACAAGATTCATTTTGGGCACTTGAAAAAATAATAGAGCTTGAAATACATGGCAAACATCGCATCTATATCCAACCTTTCAGTTTTTATAGAGGCCACACTACCCGAAAAAG